AGTTGGACCAGTTGGTCCGGTATTTCCTGTATCTCCCTTAGCACCTGCCGAACCATTAGTTCCATTAGTCCCATTACTTCCAGCGGCACCAGTATCCCCAGTGTCACCCTTGTCTCCTTTTGCCCCTGCACTTCCTGCGGGTCCTGTGGGTCCAGTATTGCCAGTGTCTCCCTTATCGCCCTTAGCTCCAGCTGAACCGTTGGTTCCATTACTTCCTGCCGAGCCAGTGTCTCCTTTTGGTCCTTGTGGACCTGTAGAGCCAGTATCGCCTTTTGCACCATCTGAGCCATTTGTTCCAGCATTACCTTTAGCACCTGTAGCACCTCTTGCTCCAGTAGCTCCATCACTACCATCATTACCGGGGTCACCTTTAGCCCCAGCTGAACCAGTGTCGCCTTTCGGTCCTTGAGGTCCAGTGCTTCCTGTGTCCCCTTTAGCACCATCACTTCCGTCAGTTCCATTACTTCCGGCACTACCAGTTGAGCCTTTAGGTCCGGTTGGTCCCTGAGCACCCGTGTCTCCTTTAGAACCTGCGGAACCTGCTGGTCCTGTCGCACCTTGAGAACCTGTACTTCCCTTAGGACCTGTAGGTCCTGCTGAAGCCCATTTTTCTGATTCTTCTGTACCAAAAGCATTGTATACCATTTTATACATATGATGTACATCATCGTGTAGCTTGTTTAAGTCCCCTCTTAATTCTTCTATAACATCAATTATGTTATTTGAAATAGGGTCTTCATCAACACTCATTTGAGTATCGTCTGACTTATACATATGAGCCAATTTAGACTTAGTCTTGTAGGTAGTAGGCTTACTTGTTAAGTTAATTAAATTTGAATTTGTTAATTTTTCTTTTGCCATTATATTTTCGCTATTGTTAGTACTGCTCCATAAAGATAAGTAGCTGTATTAGCAGGAAACCATCCTATAACTAAATATCTACCATTTGTTTCATCTGCATTAACGCCTGTAGATGGATTAGTAACATTCGTAGTATTTGTATATTGCTGTGCAGGTGCTTGACAGCTTGTAGTTGTACTAGTCGCTATTGTAGAATATGATAGAGATACTGTAACACTAGCAGTTCCGTTTACTCTCCAATGAGTTACTTTATACCCAGCAGGTATTGGAACATTTGCATAAGCTTCGTGAGCTGAATACATTACCCTAGCTTGTCCACCATTATCAATAAGGGCTAAGTTACCATAAGCATTATCGTCATTAACCACAAATTCACTTGGTGGTATAAATATTTTTGTTTGTGTATGCCAACCAAGGTTTGCTTTATGTTTTGTTACTGAATTATCTGCAAGTTTATCGCCGGTTACTACAGCCGTACCTAATATAGAAGAACTATTAACTGCATAAGTATTTAATTGAGTTCCTGTTATAGTATTATTGTCAATCATACTTCCAGTAATTGTACCCGGCTGAATACTAATTGAACTAGTTCTAGTACTTTCATTAGTATTTATATCAATTCCATCGCTACCTTCAAGAGTCCAATATTGAGTAGAACCACTACTTGGGTTTAAACCTAAAATAACATCTGGATTATTCTCAGTAATGTCAAGAGAGTATGTAGTATTTGGTGTGTTTGTTAAACTTGCACCATTACCACTAAATGCGTTAGCTGTTACTGTACCAGCTACATTTAGATTATCATCAGATATAGAAGTAGTACCAATGCCCATTCCACCATCTTTAATATATACGTGTTTATTAGTACCATCACTACCAAATGTAAAACCTGAAACAGTTTTAGTGTTAGCATACACACCCATTTTGCCATCATAGTCAAATGTTAAACCTCTTTCAGGTGCAGTTCCACTACTCCATATAGGTCCATAGTTTATTGCAAACTGGTCTTTTCTACCATTTATTGTATTGTTAGACACCCCAATGTTTAATTGGTTAGTCATAGCACCGGCACCAGTTCCTGTTTGAAATTGTATTCTAGCTTGATTGCTTGTTAATTTTCTTTTTAAAAATAAAGTAGAAGTACCAAGTGGACTAGCTCCACCAAGGTCAAATGTAGGATTAGCACCATTTACTTCTACTTCAGCAGTACCAGTACCATCACCTGCTAATACAATTTTAGAATCACCATTAGTATCTTGATTAATAGTAAAGTTACCCTTACAGTTAACAGTACCATCTGCTAATGCTTGAAACTCATCATCCTTAATTTTTAAATTACCAGAAGTATCTACACTAAAAGGATATACACCACCTGATTGAGTACCAATACTTAGTGAGCCACCTACCATTGTAATAGTTTTATTACCGTCTACAGCGTCTTTAGCTTCGTTACCTGCTGTAGCTTTAGTCTTAATATTAGCGGCAGTTTCACCATCTATCTTACCAGTAAAGTCTCCTGTACTAGGGTCAAAGACTGCTGTTCCGTCTGCTTTAGCTAATACACCAATAAATTTACCAGCAGAAAACTTAGTATTGTCTAAATTGCCAAGACCAACATCTGACTTAGTAGGTTTATTATCTGTTCTATAAAAGTCAGATAATCCTTTACTACCAAAAGTGCCGGTTACATTACCAGCAAAATCAGAGTCAGCTCTTTGTACTTGTTTCCATTGTTTAGCCATTGTCTACTTCTTGTAATTCATAATCAGGGTCAGTTTTAGCCGCCTCTTCAAATGCTTTCATAAATTTTTTGTGCATTTCATACACCCAAGCTCCTTCGCCTACTTTAACTTCAATACCTGATATTAGTGTGCAGATACCTTCAAGTTCTTGTGTGGTGCACTTAACTGTTTTTAACTTCTTCTTTTCCATTACTATCTCCTTGTTCTAGCATAGCTTTAATAAACTTAACTTTTAGAAAAGTTGTTGTTGCTTGTTCTATTTCTCTACCCCTATAGTTTCCATTCAACATCATATCATAAATATAATCTATGTCAGAAAGTTCTAACTTTGATAGTTTTTGTTGTAAGTCTACTACTTCTTCGTTGGCTTTCGCCGGTTTTAATTTTGATTTTGCATCATCCCAGAAACTCATTTATCGTTTAACTCTCTTTGTTCTTTTAATGTTAAACCATTTGACAATACGAAATTATCAAGGTTGTAAGGCATCTTCATATTCTTATGAAGTTTTCTTAAGTTTTGATATCCTTTATGTTCTGGTGCCATAGTTAATTTAGCAGTTGGCATAACTTTTTTACCATCTTTATCTTTTGTTACAAATAGATTAGGGTTAACATTAGCTAACATTGATTTTTTTAATTCATCTAACCATTCTTGTTTTTCCCATACCTCACAATCAATCATTTGGTCTTGGTCTAGTCCCATATCTTTTTGCATTAACCATACTCTTCTACCACCCCATAAAACTTTACCATCTGATGTAGCTACAATATAATCATATTCTTCAGGTTTATAACCTTTATCTTGTAAAGATTTTTTTAGGGGTTCGTATTCATAAAGTGGTAAGCCTATATACTCCTTACCTGAAGTGCCAGTCTCCTTTTCAGGAAACTGACCACTGTCGGGTAAAGAACATTTTAGGTCTTTTAATGCAAAAGCTTTTATCGCTTTCTTTGCCATTTTTTACTCCTAAACGTCTACAATTACATATTGATTACCGCCAAATATTCCTACTTGACCTACTACTAGATTTGATGGAGTATTTGCTGAACTTGAAAAAGTTGCGTCTCCATCTACATCTTCTGCTGTTAGCGTAAGAGGTGCTGGACCTTTAGTTGCTATTGCATTAGTAGTAGTTGTAGCAAAACTTGCATCATCACCTAAAGCGGCGGCTAAGTCATTTAATGTTTGTAACCCTGCTGGTGCACCATCAAGAATATTGCTTTCTGCTGTAGCGGCGGCGGCGGCTTCAGCTTCTGCCACTGTTTTACCACCAATTTTATCAGCATCTAGGGTTTGAGCATTTCCATCAAATTTAATTTTACCAGACGCTACTGTTATTGCTTGATTAACTACAGAGCCTAACCCTACGTTAGACGCTGTTGTACCAGCCCTAATAACCGAGGTAGCATCCTGATTTGAAGATGCTCCTAATGCCGCTCCACTTTTAATAGTAGCTACGGCAGTTCCACCTACTGTTCCTGAAACATTACCTGTTAAAGTTCCACCTAAAATTGTGCTTGTAGAGTCTTGGTTAGCGGTTGCACCTGCGGCGGCACCAGTTTTAATTGTTGCTACAGCAGTACCACCAATACTACCTGTTACATCACCAGCTAATAACTGAGCTTCAGTTTTATTAGGAACATTTCCAAGTCCTACATCATTAGCCGTTGTATTAGAATTTAAAATAGTTGTAGGTGCGTTTGCCAAGTCAGTTTTAATAGCTCCTAATCCAGTAGCACTTACTGAACCTGAACCAGCATTATTTAATGAACCATCAGAGTTTATACTAACAGAAGAGTTCTTTAAGGTTGCTGGGGCATTAGCTACTTTAATTATCGGGTCTGAACCAGATGTATCAAAAGCTGGTTTTACCAATGCACCATCTGCGGCACCACTTACAACAGTAGCATTAGCTGTTCCACCAATGGTACCAGTTAAGTTTCCACCTAATATTGTTGCTTGATTCTTGTTCTCAACTAAGTTCAACGACATTGTTGATTTTAATGTAGTTGGATTTTCGTTTGCTACATTTGCAAGACCTACATCACTTTTAGTGGTTTCACTATTTTTAATAGCGTCTGGAGCGTTACTTAAATCAGTATCTACTGCTCCAACTCCTGCTGGTGTAACCTGACCGGAACCAGCTCCACTTAATGTACCATCTGCATTAATACTAACCCCTGAGTTTTTTAACCCAGCGGCGGCATTAGCTACCTTTAAAACATTACTTCCATCGAACGCCGCATCTGTTACTACTTTCGATGCAGTTCCTGCTGACGCTCCTGATTTAATATCCGCTACAGATGTACCATCTATTGTACCTGTAACTTTACCAGTAAAGTCCTCATCAGACCGCTGGATTTTTTTCCACGCTTTAGCCATAGTGTGTTTCTCCTATACTTCGACTGATACCAATAAGGACCCTATAGAACTGTCATAGTAGATAGTTCCTTCAGAGTTGTCTGCTGGTGCCGATGTTCTTGGTTTCAAATGCACTGCTCCCTGATAATCTACAGAGAACACTCCTGTGCTATTATTTAAAATTTTAAACAAGTCTCCTGATGATACAGAACCACTTGTTTGATGTACTAAAATATCTCCAGCTACTAAATTAGGCAACACTTCTACATCAGTAGAACCATTGTCTCTGTACATTTTACCATCACTTGTATTATACCATACTAGCTTAGTATATACATCTTTGACTAGATTGGGACTTGATAAACTTCCTGCCATTATACCCTCGTGTATGTTGGTGTAGCTGGTGTAGTTACTCTAGTAATTACAGGTGCTACTGGTGTTTTAACTTTAGTAGATGCAACAAATACAGGTTTAATAACTCTAATTGTTGCTGTTCCTTTTACAAATAAACCAAGTAATACATTGCTAAATGGATAAGCTATAGTATCAAAAGCTATATTTATATCATTAAATTTTACTGTACTCATTTAAAAATCCATTGGTTTCATTGATAATCTAGAACCATCTCTTCCTCTAAAAGCATATGCCTTTGCCTTTCTAACACCCGTTTCATACTTTCCCATATAATGTTGTGATAAAGGTATAGTTTCAACCTTTCTTTCATATCCATTTGCTATTACACGATTTACCAAGGCTTCGTGAAATTGTTCTGGTATTTCTGTTTCTTGTTTTAGGTATTGAGATTCTTGCATAGTTGGTGCTAAATCTGTACCGGCTAACTCTGCACCAAGATATTCTCCATCTACATTAGATGTTGCAAATGTTTTAAAACCATCTCTTTCAGGACTTTCACCCGGAACTAAAAACTTATCTGGTCTCTGTATATAAAGTAAGTTTATAGCTTTAACTTCTTGAGTAGATGAAAATTTATCTGTACTAGCGTCATAATACGCAATTAGAACAGAATCTCTTTCTGTCCACCAAAGATATTGACTTATATTAACATTTTGTCTTTCCATTATAAATCCAAGTCTCTTACTTTAGGTCTACCTATTAACTTCTTAATTGATTTATCATCGTAATCTACACCCTTTACTTTAATAATATGTTTTTTTAAAGGATATACTCTTTGCCCCGCTACCGTATTAAATCTATCTATTGACTCTATTACTTCAGCTCTAAACCCCATATCGTTTACAGCATCGTTTATATATCTTATTATTTCAACTTGCCCCATACTTGGATGATGTTGCTGTACTCTTTCTATCATTTCTTTTAGTTTCATATAGCTTTACTCTCTTCAGGGTTGTCTTTTATACCAGCAGTTCCAATGTTAATTTGTACAAACTCTTGTTTTTTCGCACTAATAAGTTGTAATTGACCCTGTGTCCATTGATAATCTACTGTAATTTTTTGAATAATTTTATCATATAAAGCCATTTTCTTTTGTAAGTTGGCTTGAAATTCAGATAACGCTTGTTGTTTTTGAGTAGACTGAGCACCTAGCTCTGCATTAAACTCTCCTAAAATAGCATTAGCTCTTTGTAATTCTTGAGAAGCAACTTGCAGTGTAGAGGCTGTCATATCTTCATCTTCATCAGCTAACCAATACTGTGCACTTTCTGGCTCTGTATCACCACCCATTGTAGTGCCATCTACTAAATTCTTAGCTTTGTCTAGTGCATCCTGAAAATCAGAAGATGGAAAAGTGTAGCTAATACTTGCAGAAACATCTGCTATTTGGTCAAACAAAGTAGTATCTGCATCTAAATCTGTTGGTAACTTTGCTCTAAAATCTCCAAGTCTTTCTATTAGTATTAATTCTGCTGAATGAAGTACAACCAGCTCATTAAAGTTTATTGGAAACTGAGTAATTGTTTCTTGTGCATCATTAATAGTTCTTCCGCTAAAATCAGGGACTGTTGTTACTTTAAAACCTTTTTTGGCTTGAGCAGTAGCTAATGGTGCCATAAATAAACTATTTTCATCGCTTATCCAATAAACAGGATTGTCAGGCAATGCGTAATAAATACTATTTATATCAAAAGCATCTCTTGATTGTGAAGATGGGACCGGTTGACATTGTCTATAAGTCTCTTCGCCATCTGCTCTTTCAACCTTTAATAAATGTATTGCTTTTAGACCTGAATAATAGTCAAAGCCAATAGAAGTTGTATTATTAGTAATAATGTTTACATTAGCAAAGGCAGGTAATAATCCCGGATTTGCTTGAGCTACAATAGATACTGTATAATTAACAGCTCTATTTAACGCATCTAATATATTTTCTGAAGATGTGCTATTTGTATAATTTTGTACTTTACTTGTAAATGACATATTATCCTTTTAATAGGGGGTCCGAAGACCCCCCATTTTAACTTACCTACGCTTAACTTCCAAAGGTCATTAGAGCGTGTGTCTCAGGAAGAGATATTTCAAGACCAGCTTCGGTCATTACAATATCTTTTCTTCCGTCCATATTGTTATCCTGAACATTAGTGACAATATGAGTATCTCTTGAGATACCATTACCAGCTAATGGACGATACTTTACGTTTGCCATATCAATAGCAATCGCAATGTTCTCGTCGTGGTTTCTGAATAACGGCTCAGCAACAAAGTGTAAATTACCAAAGATGGTATTTACTTTTGTTACCTGATGTCCGAAAGCTCCTTGAATGTTCTGTACATCTAACTTATAAGAGTTAGAAGTTACAGTGTTCTTCAAGAATCCATCTCCACTTAGTTTTTGCAACCAAGCAAGTATCTTGCGTGAGCAAAGTACTAACTTGTCACCACTGTTTCCTGTTTCAGGGGCAAAGAAATTCTCCATTGCATCAATGAAGGTATCATAGGTTGAACTACCGTAAGAGAACGCATAATTCTTACCATTTGCCAAAGTGTAAGGAACAATCCCGTGTGAGTATCTTACAGGACCTGAGCCAGATTCGTCAGCGGCACCAACACCAAACAACATAGCGTGTTCGATATCCATTTTGTGCTCCATTAACTTACCTGACCAGACTCTACGATATTCATCCGGACGACCTCTATAACGAGTGGCTAGAGCTGTACCAGAGAACAACTGAATACCTGTCTTAAAAATCTGACAGTATCCTTCTCTAGTATACAACTCATCTTTCCATCCATCTGGGTCGATTGTTGCTTCACCATATGCACTACCGATAATCTGACCTTTTGCGTCAGCGGCTATTGCACCTGATGCTTCTAATGCAGTTAACTTTACTGATGTATAAGTACCAACTGTATTAGCCGCATAAGTTGCGTTTAATCCAGTACCTACATTCTCAATAGATTTAACTTTGAAAGCCTTGCCACCAACTCTTACGACTTGGTCTTTTACAAGGAATTGTGGTGCGGCAGTTGCCGCTGTTGCTAATCCGAATTTGTCATATCCACAAACTAACTTTAGTTCAGCACTGTCACTACCTGCGGCAATGTTAGAACCAATAGCTGTTTTTAGTACAAAATCTCTACGTTGCCACTGATGACGCTGTTCAAGGAACTTGAATACTGGGTCATCAGTAGATTCTTTAGCGACTTTGCTAAGATAAACAAAAAACGGAGACTGTTGAGGTGCTAACTCAGCGACTCTTTCGCCAAAGTTATAAATCCGGCGGTTATCATCAATAGATACGCCACCCGGAGCTACACCTGTACTTCTAGACCATACGTTTGCCATAGTCTACTCCTGTTTTTATGAACCCCAAGGGTTCTGTTTATTATATGAACTAATCATAGAATCCATCATATTGTCTTCTTGACTCCCTTGATTATTCCCTTGAGATGGAACTACACCCATACTAGTTGGGACCTGCTGTGCTCTCTTCATCTGGTCGAATGATTCACTTGGTGCAGTCTCAGTTAAAGGTGCTTGTTGTACAGGTGCAGTTTGACTTCCACTCTGCAATCTATACAATTTAAACAAGTTATCAATAGTAACCGATTCTGGCTTGTCCATAATCTCTACGAACTGTGCTATTTCTTGGTCACTAGCTTGATATTGGTTCTTTAAATGAGAATGAATCTCTCCCATCTGTTGCTGTCTTTGTTGTTGCTCAGCTTGTCCTCTTAGTATATTATCCCTCTCTTCCTGAATCTTGGCTTTCTCTTCTTCGACTAATGCTAGATTGTATTCTGAGTGCAATCTATTATAATCATCCATTTCGTCTCGCCATTCTTCAACATCTTCTTGATATCTACCTGATTCAGAATTAGGGTCCTCAAGTGCTTCAGCTCTATTAAAACTTCTAGGTTTACTAGGCTTTGGCGGTGGAGGTGGAAAAGACCTATCGTCTTCTACGCTTTGTTCTTCTACTTTAGGCTGAGGTGATTGAGCTTGTTGTTCTAACGCTTGTAGGCGTTGTGCCATCTGTGCATTTTCATTACGAGCTTTATCAGCCTCACTTTGCCAATATTGATAACGTTTCTCATCGTTATCTTGGGCTTCTTGTTGAGCTTCTATTTGTTGCTCTGGTGCAGGTGCATCTGGATTAATCTCATTCGTATTGAATGGGTCCTCTGATGGTTGCTCCTCGACAACTCCGTTAGCTCTAAAAAATCCCTCTAATGGATTCGCACCATCTAATACTGGTTCTGACTCAGGAGTGCCCTTTACTTCAGGGGTAACTTCTTGTTCTATCATACTCAGTTCCTTTACTTTGCTCCAGCCGATTTCTTGGCATCGGGTGTGGATTGTTGTTTGGCTTCCTTGTTCATTTCACGAACACCGGTTTTAGCCTGTCCAAGAACGTCATCCAAGCGACTTTCGAATATTCTGCCTGAGGCTTTGCCTTGGGTTGAGATTGTATCGAGTTTGCCTTTGAATTTTTCTAATTCAGCTTTTTGCTTCAAGTGATAGTTTTCACGCTCTCTTGTTTGCAAGTCACCTTTTAATTCTTTTATTTTTTCTTCCATCTGCTGTACAGATTGTTGTAGTTTACCTACAGTATCAGTTCTTTCCAATACTCCCTCCTTATCAAAGACTTCTGTTTTCTTTAAAACTTCTGTCTTGTCAATGATGCCATTCTTATAAGCATCCATATACATTTCAAGTTGTGCATATCTATTTGTTGGTAACGTAGAACCTGTTACCACTACAACATCAAATTGACCTCTAGAGATGTCGTTCATAACGCTTACTTCTCCAGACTTGTCATCATAAATCTTTTTATTAATTGCAATCTCACTCATAGAGTTATTAGGCTGTACTAATCTAATCATTTTTTCAGCTCTATATAATTGTTGCATTATAGGTATAGCTACCTTTGCTACCCTTGCAAGTGACATTTCAATATCCTGTAGTTTAGACTTAATCTTTCTTTGTCCAAACTCATCAAGTGAAACTGTAGCTTTATATGTGTGTGGAGCCGCTTCCGCATTTCCTTGCATAAGTTCATATAGTCCAAGCTGATGGTCTATGTCTGTTTTTGCTACTTGTTCATTTTGATATAAAGTATTTGGTAGTGGAGTAGGTTGTATAGGTTGAGGAGCTCCTTGGTCCATATCTACTTCTATTGCAACTCCCGGCTGTGCCCAGCGTTGCTCAAAGTCTTGCATATCTACAGAACCACTTGGTATTAAAATTTTTGTATTAGTACTTGTAGTAGCGTGAGCAATAATAAGAGAGCGTGTCTTATTTATGTATTCTTGTAAATCCTTTACCATACGAACATCGCTTACTGGGTAGGGTGTCCTATTGTGAATATTCATAAATAGAACGATGGGATAATGTTCGATAGGAAGAACTCTAGAGTACAGATATTTATTTCCCATTATAACGCACATTTTAATACGTTGTACTGGTACTGACACGCTCTCCATTAAACCTTCTTGAATTAGTTGAGAATAAGCTACTTCTTCAACTTCAGGCATTTCTGGTCCATCAACGCCTTCCATCTCAGCTTTTTGACGCTGTTGTTCAAATTCTTGAGTAATTTGTTCAAGAATCATTTTTGCTTTATTTTCATCAAGTATAACTTGACCATTTATACGTACAGCTATTCTTTGTTGAAACTCTGCATATGCCTCTTCATCAAATACTTCTTCAGTTTTGTTAATGTTATTCTTTAAGTGATAACGCTTTACCCATACCTTTTCATATCTTTCATACCCTCTTATATACTCATTGTTGTGTCCAAAGCCAACGTGAGTCTGGGTATTACTATCTTCTGGAAATGATATACCTTTATCATCTACTCTATCTGTAGTAGGTCTATCTGTATATAAATCTGATTCAGCATTTTTAATTGCTTCTTCATACATAGGGTACATACCCTGTGCCTGTTCTTTTGTAAACAATCTGCTTATTATAATATTTTCTGCATCATCACCCATTCTGTGTCTAGAGTTAGGGTCAATGTAAACATCTAGAGGGTCAACATCGTGTACACAGACTTCTCCTCTTCCATAATCTTTCAAGGGGTCAATATAGACGCACATAGCACCCATACCCATTGTATAGTAGTCGTCTATCACATTGCGGAGTGCTTGAGTCCCGTCAGATAGGTACCACATATATTCTAATAAACCATTGAAGACTTGTGCTACTTTATTATCGGAATCTTCTCTTGGTGATACTCTGAATTGCGGTCTACCTGAAGTGAGTAGTGCCTTTGCGGCTTCGACTGCTGGGTGGATACGATTAACTACTAGAGGTGCCTGACCCCTTTCGAGTAAAACACGTTGTTGTTCTGAAGACCATTGTCTTCCTAATCTAAATTCTGCGTCTTCTTGTGCGTGATTAGCCCAGACTTCTCTTTTACTTGAATAAGTTTTAAAAAGGTCGTGGGTTTCGTTTACAAGGTCATCATTAGATTTCTCTGAATCTTTTTCTTTGTAAGCCATCCCGTAAAAACTTACAAACTATAAAGTCATCCAGTCAAGTACTTTGTTTCTTTGCTTTCTATCTTCTGGATTAATGTATTCTTTTTGTCTTGAGGGCTTTGCTTTATCAAGTGCATAGTATATAGCATCGAGAATATCATCGTTTTTACCTCTAGGGTAAGATAAAAATTCTTGTTGTGCGTGTAAATCTTCTGGTCTAAAATAAAAATTACCTTTAGCGAGTGGGGCAACCAAGGACAACAATCGTTCGGATTTTCTTTGTCTTGGTTTTATGCCTTTTTCAAGTCCCGGTATATACAGGTTCTCTTCAAGCATCATCTTTCTTACGTTACTCCTCAGTGCCTCTTGGTAGCCCACAGTCTCAATAGTCATTCTTTTTGGATGATATTTTTTAAATACTTTAATAATTGCTTCAGGTTGGTATGCAGGGTCGATTTTATCTCGGAGTATATCCAATATATAAATATTACCACTAGCGTCAAGTGCAATAGTAGCAATAACAAAAAAGTCAGCCCTCCTAGATAAACTAGAAGCAGGGTCGATGCCACAATAGACGTTAACCGGTTTCTTAATGCTCTTTCCACCCGACTTGCCAATAAGGATGCTTTCTCCGTCATTATAGGAAAACTGGAAATGATGTAATTTAATGTATTGCGGTTTGAAGGGTGCATTGTCAGGACTCTGTGCCTCATTCATATATTCTTGGTAAAACCCGTTTAGGTTACCAACTGATTCAAATTCTTGTTTTATTGATTGTATTCTTTTTTCGGGGAATCTTTCTTCCCATATACTCTTTCCATCATCGCCATATATAGAATACCAAAGAACTTTCCATACAGGAGATTCTTTAGCCCAATATAAAAAACAATCTTCAGATATAACAGTGCCAATCATAACTATTCTACCATCATCAGATAATGAAGGTATAACAGCTTCAGTTATCCATTTTCTGTTTTTTGCCCTAGCCTCAGCAGTAGCGGCGTTAAGCTCTGACTCGTAGTCATCAACAATGATGAGATTAGGACGAGTGTCACCCTCGATAAACCCCCGTACACGCTGTCCAGTTCCCACAGCAATAATCCGTGCACCATTGGAAAGCAATATGTCATTATTCGTCCAACGCTTTGCAGTTTCTGGTCCATAGTCTCCAAACATCTCCTTAAAGTTTTGTGAATTAATTAAGTGATACTTAATTCTTGATAAAAAATTTATACTCTGCGATTGTGATTCAGATACGATTACAATAAAAAGGTCACTGGCAGAGGGCTTAAAAGCGATTCTATGAAGGGGTAGAATTAAGGAGGTCACTGTACTTTTCGCCGTTCCCCGAGGAGCGGCAATTAGTACACGCTTCTTCGCCTCATCTGCCAGATTTCTGTATATCTCGTGGTGAAATGGAGGAACTGCTTTTGCAATAGCGGTAGGAAACATTGTCCTACCAAAAAGACCAACGTTATTCTTTAACTTCTTTAGAGCCTGTTGTTCTGCATACTTTGCTTCGTAGTCGTCTACTTGGACAGTTTCCCTGATATCCATTGTCCGTACTTACCATATTTTTTCCAATAACCATTCGACCATAATCTACTATTTACTAATACTAATACTCCTGCGATAAATAATAATAATTCAATCATTTGTGACCTTCCTCTCTATTCTGTTTAATCTAAATATAGCACTAATCCATAATAACAAGTTAAGAAATATATATAATTCCCAACCCGGAAAGTGCTCTAACTCTACTAACGTGTGATAATAATTACTCATCATCTCCATTCTTTACCTCCTCAATAGGTATTTTAGTTGTTCTAGATGCAATTAACTTATCTTCCTCTGCATTGATATTATCAATCAGTTTCCTAGTTTGTGTTGCTTCTAGCTTATCAGTAACTGTTACTGTTTCTTTATCCTTCATTCCGTGTATTTCCATACCATCATTTACAAATCCACGAATACCACTGACATCTTCTTTCTTTAGTGCAATGTCTACTCCCTTCTTCATTAAGTCAATAAAGTAGTCTGCATCCAACATATTGTCAGTTAATAGTTTTTGAGCTTCATCTCTCTTCATTTTTTTAAAAACCTCCGTTCTCATATGACGCTTTAACTTACGTCTTTTACTTGCATTTACAGGACCAAACACTTGGTCAATAGCAACATCCCTATTTTCAGTTAAAGCCGCCCACATTGCTAAAGACTTATAATCCTCAGACTTAGTTTTTACGTCAAGCCACTTTTCACCAGTAAATGTATTATTAGCTACCCTGCCCCCACAACAAAACTTCTTATCAGGATACTTAGGATTCCACATAATATAACCAAAAGGCATCCTATAATAATAGGACATTCTTTTTTCCTTGTCCTGATAAGATTTCTTACTAATAATCTTTGCAACATAATTGTCATCGGTGAGTGCCCATTGCTTTGCATTAGCCTGTTGCCAATGTAAATAAGTAATATCCTTTGAATCAGCTTCATCTTTAGTATATACAGGGTATTCTGTAGGTCCGATGTCTTTATGATTTATAGTTATAACAAACACTTGCTCTTCCTATTGGAATATAACCCACTTTCTTAGTCTTTTTATCATTATATCCACCAAAATGGCTATTTCTTGGTAATTCTTGGTCTTTCCAACGTATTTTAGACCTACTTTTCTGGATTGTATTGATGTTAAATACATATATATGTGAATTTGTAGCAACTATGTAAAGAAACTCTTTATCATCTATGTCTGCGTGTCCTTTATTAGCCATATACTTATCCCATTCTATTAGACAAGTATCATAATGCTTATTACGAACTTTGATTTCTGCTATATAACGCTCTTCATCGGCATCATATGTACAGTATTCATCGGTCTTTACAAAATTAGACTGGGCTTCTTTGTTTATATACGAAATAACAAAGTCTTCTGTTACTTTAGAAGACCTAGGTACTTGAGTAATAGGGTTATGTAGTACCTCATCTTTAACATCTGTAGATGGAATACCATCCTTAGTATGTTTAGAAGACGCTTTGTAACTCTTGTATGCTTCTGTGACCTCATAGTATAACACTCCTCTCTTACGTTCAGCTTGGAATCCCGTGATGTTAGCACAGTTTTTCCATAATAAATCATAGTCGAGCTTATCATCACTCTTTATATACTGATGTATATCTACCACTTACGACAACCACCCCTTGTTTAAATCGTTAAGAACTAATAACAAATATTATTAAAATGTAAAACCGTTTACATCTAATAACAATAGCTATGATTTACTTTAAGTGGTTTCGTTTAAACTAAACGATATGAACAAGATAGGAGAATTTACTATTCTTCGTCTTTTCTACGTACTCTACTAGGGTTTACTATCCTAACATTCTCCCATATATTGTGTCTCCAACACCAGTTATCACCGTTACGTATGTCTATGTATTGATGGTTTGTACTGTCTTGGTCATATATAGTATCATATAATGAATAGTCCCCTTCAGAGATTGTAGGTTCATCTGCTATAAAGCTTACTGAAATACCTGAAATGATTAAAATTATTATAAAATTCATACGAAAAATTATATACAAAAACAATAAAAAACTATTTGAAAAATTGCTGTAGAATGGGAGTACGCACTTTACTAGTTGACCCACCCGCTTGGTTTTCACCCCGTGGGGGGTCCAGCACTGTTGAGACTCGTCCCTCCTCACAACAATGCCGTCCCTGTCCACGTTGCTCAACCACCTCGCTACTCACTCGGTCGCTGGTGTCCTGTCAACATCCCCTGTTAGTCTCTAGCTCTGCTAGATAATCAATAACAATTCTGTTATTGGTTTAAACCATAAAGGATAAATCATATGGCTAAAACATACTCAATTCATTCGGCATATAATGCTCAGGAATGGGAGCGTGATGAAGACGGCAAGGTCGTCATCGAAGATGGGAGACCCATCGTGGATAACAAAAGCAGGTACTATGACCGTAGGTCAGAGACTGCTCGTGTACCACATAGTATAGTTGTACTTCAGCCTGAAGACAACTTTGAAACAGACGGGGCTTTGCCCGAACTGTTAACTGCTAAGGCAATTCAAAATCTAAGTAAGCTCTTCGGTGACCTAGAGTTCTTAGAAGACACTGACTATCCTCTGAATTCTTCAGAAGATATATCACAAGGCGAAGCCATAGTGACACAGTCAGGTAATCCTTGCATCAAATACTACTATAAGTTCTTACGACCTAAAGCAGTAGAGATGTAGTCTTAATATATAAGGGTGGTGTATTCCGCCCTTATATTTTATCACACCTACAAGCAGGAATCGGCGAAGCGTACATTCCCTAATTCATTTAATCTAAGGCTCACAAACCTTCATAATTTAGCCTATGATAATTGTCCAAGGGACTCCGCATCCCATAACAAGAATGGGTACAGTTGCTCTTAATTACAGGACTCCGCAGTCTACAATAAGACACTGAATCAACAGCTATGCTGTATCCGTTCTTTACCGTTTAATAAGGAGTTTAATATGAAATGGTATCACGAACAGTACTTTAATAAGAATAGTAATCGAGTAACCTCAGAGGTTCATAAGTATAGTAAGTATGATGCTAGATGTGCAGACAGAGACATCTATCATTGTACTAAATGTAATAGTTGTTGGGAGACTAGCTGGTATAGTAGTGCACCAAAGACTATAGTATATCAGGACTTCCCTACTTACAAACGTAAGAAGAAACAATGTCCTATGTGTGATGTTAGGGGGAACAAATGATAAGTATAACTGAATTTGTGCTATCTGGATTACTAGGTATAGTAACAGCAATAGCTTTAATATGCTATGCAGAATGGCAAACACTAAAGGAGAAAGCAAATGGGTAAATTTGCAGAGATTGACGCACTCTTTAAGCGTCACAATATAGATGTTGACTCATTCTTAGGTAACACGGAAGCTATGTTAAAGAAAGCTATCGAGTTAAAAGAGAAAGAGTATAAAGAACTCATAAAGGTACACCCACAACTAGCAAGTATAGGTGAACCAGAGTTTGGGAGATAGATATGTTAGATGTATTACTTATCATATCTGTTTTAACATTAGTATTCTCTATGATAATGCTCTGTTTTGTACTTCATAACATAAATGAAAAGCTTATGACTACTGAAGAACAATTAGAGTATTGGAGAGAACAAGCTATAACCGACAACTACCAAGAGATAAACTCTAGGATGAAACACGGGTTATGGCAGGATTAGGAATAATAGGCGGAGATTACGCTGGGTATGAGTGTACCAAGTGTCGTTCCAGTAACACTACGTTCGAAGAGTACGGTTCATCTGAATCAGATAACTCTGAACTAGGCATTATATGCGATGACTGCGAACACATAGAACCACCCGACTCATTTAATCAACGCTTTGAAGAACCGGATAGTAAGCCTGACTTACCGGGGATGAACAAACAGGCAGGAGATGCGAATAATGGCTAATAACATAACAATACAAATGCCAAGCAAACCACTAAAGACAAACGTAACAGCAAACACACCAGCAGAAATAGCTGAAACAGAGGACTTCTCACTAGAGAATGTCAAGATTGTTGTTGGGTCTGACACAGTATCACCAAACTACAACCTTAGAGACAACGATTTCGTTGCATTCTCAACAAGTAAGGTTACATCTGGTGCGTAGTCAGTAGTCTGTTTAATCAGGGGGGTGTAAAAGCCCCCCTTTAAAATAGGAGATAGGAAGATGATTGCTAAAAAACAGCTCATTGGAGTAACAAAAGCAGAACAGCGGCTACTAGATAAAATAGTACCGTTGTGGTTTTTTAATAATAGTAAGAATCAGGGCTTCACATTAGAAATGGGAGAGTGTGTAACATTGTACCAAGAACAAGCTAAGGTACTAAACTTTCATTCACCTCTTATTACCCACAACACTGGTTTACTAGATACTTGTGCCTTTACTTTTAAAATCAATCTAGGAAGACCAAAGCTTAAAGGTAGTAGAGCGTATGTTTTACCAAGTATGTCGTTGTTGTTTCATAATAATGATACAGAACCATACATAGTAACAAACGTTAGAGAGGAAATGGGACCTGAGAAATATGCTAAGTTTATAACTATTGCTGAGAAAATGACTCTCTTTTATAATAGACAGTCAGAACCTTGGAACAAACATAAGGTTATAAATGGTGACATATCAGTACACCCACACGTAAGCGGAGATAATAAACCTTGTATGGGATATTTCAGTCAAGCGTTTGCAGAGACAATATCAACTAACAATCTAAGTGCACTATGTAGTATAGCATTTACTTTTTGTTGTAATTGGACTAGGAATGACGCATACTGGGATATTAATCATAGCTGGAATCAATGGCATAATTATGTAACTCAAGATAGTTTTAGAGACTTTCTAATGACTAGACACATTATGGATGAGATAGGAAAGATAAATAACACATCTGACTACAGAAGATGGCGTGATGATACATTAATAACTGATGTTTTCCAGCAGCTTAAAGCTAAAGGATTTACATCTCTGTCATTATATGTATACGGTAGAGTTCACGAGCTTCTAAAACAATCAACAAGAGACACGATTGATGGGAAACTAAAAACAATGATAGACACACTAGCACACTTTCCTAAAGATAAACTGGAGAGAGTAACATCTAGTATGCCTATGATGCGTGTATTAAATACAGGACCCATTATGGACTGGTCGATTGTTAATAATGATGAAGATGCTACAAGCTCATTGACTGATGATAAACTGAGACTGGATACCTACGAAGGTAATGCTAGAATAGGTGCTTCAGTATCAAACTTCCGAAGAAGGATGAGAGATGTACTAAGAAATCCTAGTAGAGGAAGAGAAACACCAACAGCTAGAAACATACGTCGTGTTAAGAATATGATACAACGTAGTGAAGGCTTTCAAGCAATTACAGAGGGTTTAGATGATACATATGTATTTGAAAGAATCGTTGAGTCGCTTGGAGGTGCACAGTCAATAAATGTACTAAATCATTCATCGTGCTGGTTATATGCAATAAGGAGTTTTGCAAATTTCTTAAATGCAACTAACAAAACATTGATAGAGCCATTGGTACAATACACATTTGATGAAACGTATGGTGTGAAAGATACCATAAACATAACAAATGGTCTGGATACAATGTATCAAACAATGAACGATGAAGACGGGTCGAGAGATTCGTATCTTAGTACTAAATATCAATTAGGTCATAAGTTGTACTTTATGATAGAGTCGTTATATCCTTATATATCTGAAGATAGCATAAGAATAAAATGGATTCATTTCTTAAATGCAAGAGCTAAGGGATACATTTCAACACAGTTAAGATTAGAAACAAGAGGGTTAGACAATGAAAAATCAAACAACGTCCACAGATGTGGTGACGGAAATGGAATACAGACTTTTAATGCCACCAGCAGTAATGAAGAAAGTCAATTATCTATTGCGTCGTTTTAAAAATGTAGAATGGTCAGGACCTGCGTGGTATAGGGTACTCAAGAAAGATGGAGATGGATTTCCAACTAAAGTAAGACTTGAGCACTTCATACCTATTCATCTAGGTGATGGCACTTCTACAGAGTTAGATGGTGAAGAGCTGGGTAAGGTACTTCCAAAAGTGTACAAAAAGAAACCTGAATTAGGCAAATGTTTTATGGGCTTAATACATAGTCACCATACAATGGGTGCTTTCTTTAGTGGTACAGATAAAGAAGCTATCTATCAGGAATCAAGTAAAGAAGGCTTGTATTTCTCAACAGTAGTAGCCAGTGAAAAAGATAAAGTCGTAACAGCAGTAGGCTATAAAGACCAATACGGGTTTCCTCAAATGAGAGAAGGCGAAGTAAGCAATCTACTTAAAGAGAAATCAGAACCTGAATGGCGTTACGAAGCAGATAAGATAGAGAAGAAAAGGAAAGAAGAAAAGAAAACAACTTGGGGTGGTCACGGAATGGGTTACAACCTAAACAGTTACTACGACAGGTATAACCAAGCAACTATGTTTGGAGGACACGAACCAAAAGAACCTGAAACTAAGATAGCGGCAGTAGAAGAGGACACAGTTAAAATTATAGGAGCTGGTGTAGAAGTGTCTAAGGAGCAGGATAAGGTAGATGAACAAATAGCTGAACAGTATAACAAATTAGAATCTAATGAAATAACAGAAGATGAATTTGTTAAAAGCGTAAGGGACATCGACCCAACAGTAGAGCCACATTGGTATATAGACCAAGGCTGGATTAAATAAAAACACGGGGGCTGTGAAGCCAATAGTAATAAAACCGACTATGTGCGTCCTACGATGCGTAGGTGAAAGCCGGACCAGCCCCCATAACTAGGAGACTAATATGTCACTAACAATACCACAGAAAAAGTACCTTGTAACAAGGATAGATGAAGTAGCTAATCAAAAAGCTGAAGAGTTAAAAAACCCAGAAGCTGTAAAAAACAGAGAAGTATGTCAGGAAGGAATAAAAGCAGGTAAAGTAGAGCTTAGAACCAGAAAAGACATAGAGAAAATAGTAGAAATGACGCTAATGGGTGAAACAGGATATGGCGGCTGGGACAATACTAACATAGGTTCTATAAATCTATCTGACTTATTAATAGGTTGGGAAGACTATTTAAAAGAACATAAGCTAAGTAGTGCAAAAGTAAATAGTATAATAATAGAAAGACGCAATGCTATTTACAAAGAAGCTACCAAGATTAAGGACCAAGCTATGTTTGGTACTGAACAGGAAGCTTACGCTATGTTAGATAAGTTTATGGAGTTAGAGGTATGATACTTATAGACTTATGGGAATGGAGTATTAATTTATTTTTAATCTCAGTTAGCTGTGTGCTAATAGGAGTAGGATTTTTTATCTTTCTCTTAATGGCAAACTTCCTAACAAACTGGTTGAAAGGAGAATACAAATGAGCCAGAGATTCTTAAGAAATAAAGACCTGATTAATCAAGATACACTAACAGATATATGTATTGTTGGTGCTGGTGGTATCGGGTCTTTTGTAATACAAGCTCTTACTATAATGGGCTGGGATGATATAATAGTGTGGGACGATGATACAGTCGCTGAACACAATCTAAGTAGTACAGCATACCCAGCAAATATGGTAGGACGCAGTAAAATAGATGCCGCAGGAACATTGCATAGTCTTTACTCAGATAACAAACAAACTATAACAGGTTATCAGCGTAAATGGCTACCATTTGAGAATGCACATCCAAGAACTATTGTATGCACAGACGATATGGAATCAAGAAAGAATCTGTTTGATAAGTGGTCTGCACTTGATAACAAGGATTTCTTTATTGACGGACGTATGGGTGCCACTACAGTAGAATTATGTACACAAACCAGTAGAACACCTGAACATACTTATATGGACGAGTGGATTCCTACTGATAGTGTACCAAAACCCCCGTGTTCAATGAAACATACTGTATTTGCGGCTCAGTTCATAGCGGCACAAATAGTATCTCAAGTGTATAATATTGTTGGTAATTTAAGTTATTATGACTATATTAATACCTGCTTGAGTCCTCATTTAGTAACATATGGGAACCAAATAATACCAAGAATAAATACGGAGGAATATACGTATGATAGAAGTACGCAAAGTTAGTACTGATTGGGGGAAAGGTATGCCCTCAGGTTTGACTTATTTTTTCATAGGTCAACCAAAAACTGGTAAAACAACAGCTTGTGCCAGTTGGAGTGAAACAGGTTCAGATGGTGTCTTAGTACTTGACACTGATTTAGGTGCAGAATTTGTAGATAATGCAAATGTTGTAACTATAGCGAGTCTTAACGCTCCTAGTCGTCCAGTTTTAAAAGACGGCAAACAAGTAACGAAAAGTGGAACACCTCAAATAGAGATAGTTCCACCAACAGAGCGTGGGTTTGTCTACAGAAGTGGACAAGATAAGGGAAAACCTATGCCAGTCTATTCTTTAATCGAAGCATATCAATGGCTAGAGAAAGAATGGGACAAATTACCTTACGACACAGTAGTAATCGACACACTTGGACAAGTAAACGAGTGGGTAGAAGAAACTGTATTGCAGGAACTTGGAATAACTGCAATGGGTGAAGGTCAATGGGGTGCCGACTGGGGTAAAGCCAGAAGGAAGAACGTTGACATCATCAAAAGGTTCCAAAATCTTATCAAGAAAGTAGGTGGTAATCTGATACTAGTGTCACATTCAAAGACTACAACAGTCACGGATGGAAAAGCACAATTAAGTCCAGAACTACCTAGAGGACTAGGTTATAGCTTAGCGGCTAAAGCTGATGTTATAGGATACTCAACAGCAAATAAAGACGATGGTAAGTATTATGTTTCATTTGAAGCATACGACGAGCGTGTAGTAGGCAGTAGATTAAAGCCACTCAGCCAGAAAGTGCTACCATTTGATTATGAGAGTATTGTTAATGAAATAGTAAAATACAAGGAGAAAAGCGAATGAGCAATGCACCATTCAGACCAAGTGACATAGATAGTGGAAGTGAAGGAGGAAGTAGTTACCTCGGCTTTCAAGCTTGTGCAATTACAGAACTAGAAGACCAAACAGAGCAATTTGATTGGGCTGACTTATTCTTAAGAGTACAGTTAGATATAGAAGGTTCACAATATCCAGTTGATATGAAAATCTTGGGTTCCTATGATAGAGAAGCAGATGGTAACATCAAAACCTGTTCTTTATTAAAGAAATGGTATCGGTTCGCTGATACTGTAGGGTTCAACGGAGGTCCAGATGTAAAGGGTGATATGGTCGATGAAAGTGGTAAAGCAATAGATTTGCTTGAGTCACTAGAAGAACATATTAAACCACATCCTATTGACCCTAAGAGGGAATACTATTGTTATGTGTATAAGGAGCCTTCAAAGAAGGACCCTACTACTTCATATACTACAGTATATCCTCGCATTACCACTAATACAGAGAAAGGAAGAACAGAGTTGGAATCATTTGTCCAATTCTTAAAATCCAAGAATCTGATTAGAGAAGAGGGTAATGTTGTTGCGACACCAGTTAATGGTCAAGTAACAGGAACTACTAGTCGTACTTCTTTCTAAGTGGCACGATATGTAGAAATGGCTATAGGTTCCCCTTCAAGGAGGGGGACCTTAGTCCCTTATGATGATATGTGGGATATTGTTTATGAGGCTGGTCAAACTCAAGCAATCTACAGAAGCGTATACATATACGATGAAGAAGGCTTAGACTTCGTACAAAAGAATAAAACTGTAAAGAGTTTCTTGGGTACCAGACATATAGATGAAATACCAATAGACGTTGATAAAGGTGATAACACAGATGAGTATACACATAGTATGACTAAAGACATTCTCGCATTTTGTGAGAGTGAATATAATCTGAAAGACGGCAACTATCAATGTTTCTTCAGTGGGACGGGCTATCATATAATGTTAGCGGGAGATAACTTTAATTTTAAGGCAGATAATGAGCTTCCATACGTTGTTAAACAAACAATGTTACAAGCTTTTCCTAATTTTAAGTTAGACCCTAGTGTGTACAGCAGAACAGCAATCATTAGAATGGCTCATACGCTTAATATCAAAAGTCAGTTATTTAAAGTCCCTATAAGTAGAGATGAACTGATGAATGGTACTTATCCAGATATACAACATCTTGCTCAAACAAGAAGAACTGCATATATGGGTACAGAACTATGGGGTGATGGAAATATGGAAAGTACCATATGTACAGATATACCTGAAGTTAAAGCAATGGGTAAGGTAAGTGAGAACACAAATGTTGTGCCGTGCATACAAACAATATACAACAGAGGAGCAGAGAAAGGCAGTAGAAATCATTCGATAATGCGTGTAGCTTCACATTTTAGAAGACACGGAATACCAAGTGACGCAACTAAAGCCGCTATGCTACACTGGAATAACAATCAGTTAAATCCACAAATAGTAATAGATAAAGTAGAATCTACATATAACTATGGCTATAAGTATGGATGTAACGACGCTTTGTTAAAAACGGTATGTAGCCCTAAGTGTGTATATTATAAAAATAAAGACTACTTAGTTGATGTAAAAACTAGTAGTAGTTTGCAAAGCGAGTTACAAGAAAGACTAGAAACAGACTTTTCTGGAAGAGCAATAGACCTTAGTAAGATGTTTGGTTTAGAAGATAAGGATTGCACAATTTATCCGGGTGAGTTAGTTACTATCTTTGGTCCTACTGGTGCTAATAAAACAACATTAGCTCAGAACATAGCGTTAGGTTACGATTTTCATCAGAACGTTATTAACAAGGAATGGCAGTTGCCAACACTATTTCTATCATTAGAATTAAGTGGCTGGTATATGCACAGAAGAAACTTGCAAATAGCTAGTGGTATGAGTAAAGAAGATGTGTCTAGAGACAGTAAAAATGTCGGTAAGATGTATGGTCATTTACTAGAACACGTAGTTATGCAAACTATTAGTCCATCACCTGACTTAATTCAAAAACAAGTTAGGGACCTACAACCTAAGTTAGTAGTAGTAGATTATATAGATTTAGTAGAGACTCCGCCGCATATAAGAGGCGAGTATGAACAGATTAAATATATATCTCACTACTTATCAAACTTAGCTGTTAATATGGACATTATCATTATACAAGTCTCTCAGGTGTCAAGAGAATACAGCAGAAACCAAATACTAGATATTTACGCAGGTAAAGGTAGTGGTGCTATAGAAAACGCATCACGTAAAGTAATTGGTATTAATGGAAAACAAGATAGTTCGGAAAAGACTGTAGAACTATTTAAAAACAGTGATGGTGACCTATTTACAGTTGATTTAGACTGGACTCCATCATTTAGACTACCAAGGAGAGTATAATGAAGAAACTACACATTGTAAAAGCTGAAATAACAGCAGAAGAAAAAGCAGTTCTGCAAACAATAGCAGAAAAAGAAAAACGCTCTGTTAAAAAGCAAATAGAATGGTACATTCAACAAGCAGTTCATATTGAGAAAGAAGGACGAAGGTAATGGAAAAGAAAACAACACGAGACCTAATAGGGGAGTATATAGACACTGATATTAACCTGCAAATGGAAACAGATAACGAAGAGCAGTTAATATTAGAAGGTCAAATGCAAACCATACAAGGTAAAATAAGAAAGAAAGTAGATGGTATAGACTATTTTATGGTCGAACTATCTAGAAAAGAGCATCTTATTGACGCAGAAATAGAAGCTATCAAGCAAGAACAAACTAGATTAAGAGTGAGGAAAAAAGCAGTAGAAAGTTTAAAAGACTACTTTAATAAATCACTCTTGCCTATGGTTGTATCAGAACTTGGTGACGAAAACGGAGTATATGAATCCGATACTGCAAGATATAAGTTGTACGAAACTCTTGGACCAGTAGCTATAGTAGATAAAGATGCTATACCTGATGTCTACAAAACGTGGGAACACGTAGAGAAGATTGATAAGAAAGCGGCTAGAAAGGTCCTTAACCAAGGTGAGGCTATTCCCGGCTTTTATGCTGAGAAAGTAAAACGAGTTAGGAGAAGTTAATGAGATTATTAAATGGTCTTTTAAGAGGAAACATTATAAACAATAATCTAAACAAAGGTTTGTATTTAAGTATATTAAATCTATTTAGGTTTGGCTTTGTGTTTATGCAATCAAAGTCACAGTTTGATATTGATTTCTCTATTAGTTTCTGGAAATTCGGAACTCACTTACACTTTACGAAAGGAGAAAGTAACTTATGCCAAGACAAAAGCAATCCCAAAAATCAATGATATTAAAGATGCTACAAGACGGAGTTAAAGTTAATCCAATGTTAGCTTTAAATTCGTGTGGATGTTTCAGGTTAGCGGCTGTAATATGCGACTTAAGAAAAGATGGTCACAAAGTAAAGACCAATAAGATTGAGTCACATACTGGTAACAAATATGCAGAGTATACTCTAGCGTAACAAACTAAAGGGGGGTAGTTAATCCTATCCCCCTACAGCATTATGAAAAAAGAACAATTTAAAGAAAAACTATATCCTATACATAAGACATTCTGGAACAAAGCTTATAAAAAGTTATCTTCAAAAATGTCTACGCTAATGTCTTCTTTAAAAAGAAGAAGTATAGAAGCGGACGTAAAATGTACCATAGATAAAACAGATATAAGAAAAATGTTTTATGATATATATGGAAAAGGATGTTGTTACTGTGATAAAAGATTAGACTATAGAAATATAGCCTGTGACCATATCATACCCCTTGCTAAAAACGGACCAAGCACAAAAGAAAACTTACAATTAATATGTAAGACTTGTAATACAAGAAAAGGACCGTTAGATGAGCAAGACTTTATATTGTTAATGCAATTAGTAGGTGGATTACCAGACGAACTAAATAAATATGTAATGAGAAAACTTGCCAAAGGAGGCAGATGGTAATGAAAATAATAACAGCAAAAGAAGCTAGTAAACCTTTTACTAGAGAAGAGAAAAAACGACATCGAGAACAAGAAGCGAGTTATAGGCGTGGTTATCGTCACGGTTATGACCAAGCACTAGACGATGCAAAAGAAGGAACTACGAACTATCATTATAAATTCTTTAATAAAGTTCTTATGCCTTGGACTTACTTTAAAGATAAGCTAAGTAAAAAAGGCAAAATAATGGTATTTCCACCAAGTATTGAAGGGGAAGTAAAATGAAGACTAATGATAGAGTATTAAATCTTGTTAAAGATAGATTAAAACTAGGACAAAAGAAATATGGACAAGACATACCATTAAACGGAGAAGGCGGTAGAGACAACTTAAAAGAATCAACAGAAGAAATGCTTGATTTAGTAGTTTATTTAGCCGCAGTATTACTTGAACAGTATGATAAAGAAAAGAAAGACAGGCAGAGCAATAAAAAAACAGTACAACCTGACGAACTTGCAATCATATTTAAAGGTATGTCTTTATTAAGTTCTCAAGCTTTTGAAGAAAATCAAATGCAATACGGACACAAAGTCAACGATTTGATGAAAAGTATGAAAGAGAATTGTAATTGGAATAAAGAAGACGAACAAAACTTGCAAAGAACTGGAGAGTTTACTAAGTGTATACCCGGTTCTAATTGCGATTAAAATGAAAGAGTCCCACATTAGTCTGAGTTTGTAACCGAAAGGTTGCTCAGTGAGGAATAAGAGTAGCAATAATGGAATAATCCTAGCGATACTTAGACCAAAAAAGATAAAGGAAGACAAATGTAAACTGGTTGGCGTCAGGGACTCTTCCAGAATTAAAAATAGAGAGAGTATCTCGACGGAGATTAGGGAAGTACATAACTACCTCGAAGCCTTGTAACTCTTGGATAAAATAAAAGTCCTGCCGGTAGGCAACTCTCTCTATAACTTAACAAGGTCCTGACCGAAGTATGAAACTATACAACGAAGTTCTTTACACGGCAGTGTCTTATCTCTCAACGTGTAGTGGATAGTAGGAGGGACCTTGTTTCTTTTTGAAAGGATAATATGAAGAAACCTAAACAAAGACCTTATAAAGGCACAGATAAAAAACCAATAACTGATATGTCGGAACGTAAAAGAGCGGCGTTAAAACTATGGGCTAACTATCACGCTAGTAGAAAATTTAAACGTAGCAAACAATTATTAACTGAACCAACTATCAAAATTAAAGTAGGAGGAGAGTATGACAAAAACAGAGATTAAGAAAGCATTTAAAGACCATAATATTCAACTTGGTTCTGGTTCAATGGACCAAGTAATGTATGAATTAAAATGCGTAGTAAATAGAATGGCTAAGCGTTGCCAAGATGGTAACCTTAAAAGATTAACCCCAGAGCTATTTTACATAGCAATGGGGCGTTTGAGCGAATAACTACTTGCCATAGTCTAGTCGCAATATGTAGGGGGCTTAAATCCTTTTGTCCCCTGCATATTATCATATTTTTTTATATCACAGTTAGCAGTTTGCGAACTTTATAGTAGATTAGAAAAGAAACTTTTAGCATCAGCATCTCCTTTCTTAGCTTCCTGTAAAAAATTACCACCCTGTATATATGGTACACCTGTAAATTTCTCAACAGCATAGAATGGATTCTCTATAGCTCCACCGGGTCCTACAACATCCTTAATGATTCTACCAAACGGTAGTAGTGTGTATAAATAATAGTCGGTCATCTTATCCCAATTACCTTCTACTAATCCTTCGTATATAGGTTGGTCAAATCTAAACAAAGGAGGCTTGACTATAGAAAGTGGTCCAGCAGGGTGACCAAAAAAAGCACGTTCTCTTTCTTCATCGTCACCAAACATAGCTGATGCTGTATCTTGAAACCAATTCCAAGGAGCTGGAAGTGCGTTATCAAAAAGACTATACATAAACATACTAGATAAACCATAAACCATAAGGTCAGCAGTAACTAATCGCTTAGCACGATTATACTCTGCTGTACCCGGTGTAAACCCTCTTAACCTAGCTTCATTTAACAAGTCTTTTCTAAAACGAACTGAGTTCCAACTCCACAACTGGAAACGTGACATTACCCTACCCAAGGCACTGTTAGTCCACATTGGTCTAAAAGGAGCAGAGTATAAAAACTGTGTAGATTTAACTCCCCTCCTACCCATCTCTATTAAAAAAGGGTGGTCATAATCTCTTATAGCACCACCAAAATTCTTTTTAGCTTGTAGATAGTGTGCTATAAAAGCGTCTCTACGTAGAGTTCTTTCAGGTCTACGCATAAACCAAGATGCTTTATTCCACATACTATCTGTAATTTTGTGTTTCTTTATTAAAGCTGTTAGCTCTGTATTTTTTAAATCTTCTTTGCCTTTTAACTTTCTAGAAAAATCTCTAATAAAAGATTCCATTCTACGACCACGAAGTTCTTTATTCATACCAGCTTCATACAATAAAAACTCTTCAACAATACCTAAACCCTCAACCCATTTCTCTACATCTCTCATACTACGCCATTCGGGATTGACATTTGTTTTTAAATAATCAATATCTCTAGCGTTTTTTAAGTTCTGTACACCTGCACTAATTCCAGTATGTATTTGACCACCAAATAAATTAGTAATAGCAGACTTAGGGTGAGCAAGTAGTGATGCCATTTGCCACTTAGCTTCTAACCCGCTCCAAAATTGTAATTTACTTTGACTATACTCGTTTAATTCTTTAGCATCTTCTTTAGATATATCATATTTCTTTAGTGCTTTACTTGTTATACCAAGCTTATCACGAATAGACTCAATCCTATTTCTCATATTACTATCAGCAAAAGACATATAAGGAGTCCACTTTAATTTCATTTTTTTATCATTTATTAAAGCATCTGGAATATCTGTAGGATAACCCATAGAACTTTGAGTATAAAGCTTTAAAAAATTAGCCCATCTAGTAGCTAATGCTTTGTCTTTGGTTTGCTTTCTAAATTTTCTATAAAACTCTTGTATATGAGACCGAGACAAAGTAAGCATACTTTCTTTATAAAACGAATCTACCAAGTTCTTGATATTAGCTTCATAAGCTTCAGCATCACGGGACCATCCAGCTAAATGAGAATCTCTTTGATATTGGCTATATGGTTGCTTAAAACCTAAAGGTAATATTTGTTTAGCACCTTCTCTTTTCTTATCACCTGCCGCTTTTTGATAAACGTCTTGCATAGCTTCAAAGTTTTCTTCACTAATAGATTTTGGTGCCCAATCACCAGTCATTGTTTTTGACTGATAGATAAGTTTTTTAGCCGCTTGGTATTTATCTTTCTTTGATAATTTACTGTTTGCAAAAATTGAATCAAGAGATTTAGATAATTGTGCATCTACATTCTTTCTATCAAAAGATACGTGAGGAAAATAATACTCAGAATCCCAAACTTCTGTAATTTTTTTACCAAGACCAAGTTTACCAGCATACTCTTTTAAAAGCTTGGTATTTCTTTTAGCTATTGGTAATGAGAATTTTAAACTTATTAACTTGTTTAGTTCTTGCATTCCGTTAATACCAAACTTATTAATATCAAATCTTTCGCCTCTCCTAAACTTTTCTTTAGAATACTTTAAATATTTATTATATAAAGCATCTAAACCTTTCCAAGTAGGATTACCATTTCTATCGTAAGCAACCTTAGTAAAATTATCAAACCAATCAGCATCACCATTAATCATAGTCTCTAAAGCTTTGTTTTTTCGTGTGTAAATATCGTTAATATTCTTTACTATTTGCTCACCAGTTAAGTTAACAGTGCCATCTTTCAATGGTATAGGGAATACTTTCTTTTTTAATTTCTTATACAAAGGCTGAACTTCGTTGTAATTATCCATATAAGCTTGTTGCTTAGACATAAGTAAGGGGTCATCACCCATAATTTCTTTTAATGCGTGAACCATACCTCTTTCTCTTACAGAAACTGCAATCTTGTGGAAATCATTACCAAATTCATTTGTTTGAGTGTAAGGAGCCAACTCATCTCTTAATCTATTAGTTTCTTCTTCACTTGTTTGTAAAGAAAACTCAGCACCTTTCCAAGCAAAGTTTTGTAAATCACCAATAACGGTAGTAGGTCTTATGGACCTACCCATAATACTATTGTTAAATCTATCTTTAAACGGCGTAACATCAGCTTTCCACTTTACCATACCCGGATATTTTAACCACTCTCTTTGATTAGCTTCTGGAAATCTATTCCAATATCTTCTTTCTATTTCAGGTCTAGTATCTTTCTTACCACTAACCCAACTAATAAATCTAGTCCAAGTACTACCATCTCTCATATCCTGAAAGAACCTTTCAAGACTTTCAAAATCTTGTTTAGTAGCCATATTAATATTTTTTTGGAACATACTACGAAACAAACCGTTAAAGTCTCTTGAGTCTAAGTTATGGTAATGCTTTAAATGATTCATTAATTTGTACGTTGTACTTAATAAATCTTTATCTTTTATTTTACCTTTTTTACCTCCAGCCCAAGGCTCAATATAATCCATAAAATACCTACCTGATTCATCAAGGTCTGATGCTTCTATAATTTTATTTTCTACAACACCAGTTTCAGTTTTGTATTTTGCTTTAGTAGTAGTTTCAGCTTTTTTAGAAACATCTTTTATAAATGTTTCTTCTTCTTTTGGTACAGGATTTATTTCTTTATATAATTTATTATATTCATCAAGATGTTGTCTTATGCTTTCGTCTTTAACGTTTTTACTAGCAAAACCTATTCTCATTAATGATGTATTTTGACCATTCTTTCTTAGCATTTCTTTAAACTTAACTTCATTCTTTTTTAGTTTAGGCTTTCTATCTAAAAATTCTAATAACTTTTTGTTTGTTCTTTGAAAAGTTCCAAGTACCATAGAGTCATACAAATTTTGTAAATTAGCTTTCTTTAATGCCTTTTTGTCAAATAGTATCTGTCTATCAATTTCTGTTTGATTCTTAGCGGACTCTCCACCTTTTTTCTGAAGCCCTAAATACTTTAAGAAACCTTCTCCTGTTTTTTTATCACCCGTTTCTTCTACAACTTTTTGTATGTCTAGTCTCAACTCATCTCTAGATTTCTTAACCCAATAAGAACTATTTTTTAAAGCGTTAACCATTAAGTTAACTTTCTTAAAATCTTCGTCACTTACATTTCCCGCATCTCTAACACTTAGTATATGTTTAATAGAAGACATATCGCTCAAATCGTTTACTAGGAAATCTTCAGCTTGATTTAATTTATATTCTAAGTATTGCAACCTATCTTTAACTGTTGTGTTAGCTTTTTTAGATACAAACTTACCATACAAGTGACTAGGTATATTCCCCATCACTCCTCTTTTTTGACCATTTACTTGTGCATCATATTGTGGATGCCATTTACTATGAAATAAATCCCAGAACTCAGATTTATTATTAGCTAACCTTACTCTATTCTCTAACTTGTATAACCTCTTAGATATAATCTGTCTCATTAAAGGACCTTGTCTACTTATCATACTTGTTCTATCGAATAGTTTTAATAGTTCAGGTCTATCTGTGAACTCTCTCCTATTTGAGCTATATAGTTGATTTAAAGCTTCAGAGTCTAGCCTTCTAAATATATTATCTTCATAAGGTATTTTTTTATATTCCGTTGCAATAAAGTTTAATAAATTTCTTTGTGACTCTCTAGGAACCCAATCAATAGAACCAACCCCTGCCTGTATATCACCTAAACTATACTTGTTTCCAGTTAAAAAATCACGACCATATAAAACATTGTTAGCTTGAGAGTAATTACTATGTAAACCTTTTTGACTAAATTTCTTTAGCATTTCTTTTAATGGTGTAGTATTTCTATTTAAATCACTAGCAGTAGTAAATATATATCTTTCTTTATCTAGTTTACCAACCTTCTTATGATACATAAACTCATAATTAAATAAACTATCATTAAGTATTTGTTTTATTTCAGAGGCAGACCTAATGCCCATTTCATCCATAGGGTCAGCTCCTAAGTTTATTGCCGCTCTAGATAATTGTTTAAATCTTTCAATAGCTTTTTTAGGCGTTTGTTTTACATAAGCTACTTTACCTTGTTTTGTTTCAACCGGGAAATAATACGCACCTTTTTGTATTATAGTAGGTAGGTACTGACCTTTAACATATTTTACTGGTCCGTAAGCAGTGCTTTCTGATAGTCTTATAACATCGTATGCAGAAGCTAAAGCTTGTCTTGTAGTTACAGCTCCACCTAATGTTTCTCTGCCTTCATAAGCCGCTTCACTCATAGTTGCTCTAAGATTAGGGTCATACTTACTAATAGGATTAGAGTTCATCTCTATTAATTCTTTATCACTTTTAACAAATTGTTTTCTTGCGTCTTCGTTCTTAGCTGGTATTTGATTTCCATCTTTATCTACAAATTCATTTAACTGACCTTTGTATATTTCTTTCCATTCTTTCCACATACCAGACTTACCACCAAAAAATATAAAAGCTTTGTCTCCATCAAGGTCTGCACCACCAAGTGCATCCATAACCCTTCCGTGTAATAATACTCCTTGACCTTTTGCTCCAGTAAATCCTCCAAACTTTAATGCGTGTGCACCACTTTGTGAGTCCATAGGAACTCTCATTGCTACACCTTCAAGTATATCCTCGATAAGCTCTTTGTTCTCTTTGTATATGCCGTTATCTTTCTTATTGTATTCATCCCATATTTTACCAAGCGTTTCATACCCGCCGTTAAAAAACGGGTCGTATATCTTTTTAGCCCTAGCTCCATCATCTAAATAAAAAACATCTTGTCTGTCATCTATATCTATCTTGCCCCACATTCCGTGGTCAAATGGTCTCATCCTAGCTTTCATACCATTCTTTAGCTTAGGTCTACTTATCCTATCTACAATATAATTTTTAACAGCATTCTGTCTATAATTCTTAGCAAACTTGTGCATATAAAAACCAAGGTTACCTTTAGGGTATAGCTCTCCAACTCTATCTAGTATACCTTCAAACTCACTAACCTCAACAAGACTTTTTGCATATTCATCTTTTACTATCTCAGCTTCTTTAGCTGTTTCTCTGGTAGTTTCTATATTCTTTTGTATAATTTTATCGTATACTCTACTAGCAAACCCTTCATCTTTAGTATTTGTAACAGCTTCTGCTAATTTTTCTAAACTAACATTGTCTATGTCTTCAAGTATTTTTCTTTCAGACACATCATTAGGGTTTTTTATATGAGCATCCCAAGCTTTATTTAATTCAGAATCACCTTCTACAGACCTTTTAATTATTTCATCAGACATACTTTTAATTAAATCTGGATTTGTCTTATCTTTACTAAAGTGCATTATCGTAGACCACATTTGCTTAGCAAACTTTGCACCAACTAAATCATTTGTTGAAGTCGTTTCGCTTAAGATAGTCCTTATGTCTCTTAAAGGTATATTGTATTTAGGTCCTTCTATCCATATATCACCTTGTATATCTTTTGACATAGGTATGGCATATACTGTTTTGCCTCTTAGTTCAGGGTTAAGAACTTTATTGCCTAGTTTAACTGGGACCGCTTTACCAGTTACTTTATAACCTTGTTTTTTCCAAAAATTTATGTTGTCGTGTTTTTCTGTTCCTTCCTTTTTTCTACCACCTACAGCCATTATCTGTATATCTCTTAATCCTTGTGACCTTTTGTAATTTTCTACTAAATCAGCAAACTTAGAACCAATACCTTTATTTCTGGCTTCTGGCATTAAATATATATCACCTATTCTTTCTTGAGGCAACTTTTTACCGCCAACTTTAGCATTTTCTGCATTTATAAAAAGACCTTTATTGTTTAATAGTTTTCGGACCTGAGCTTCAAAATCTATTCTTTCAATTTTATCACCAGCACCCTTAAATCCTTTAACATTTACATTACCAAACTTTCTAAATCCCATCTGTTTTATACCAGATTCTGGTGCTAATGCGTGTATACCTTTTTTCCTCATAGCTTCTTGCAACTTTGGTGAAGCTTCAAAGAACATATACTTGCCTAACATAGCTCCATATTTAGCGTTAGGAGACACGATAAAAGATTTGTTGACCCTACCTTCGTTTGTTATACCATTTGACTTATTTAAAGCATATATAAATTCAGGCAATGCAGGTATACCACCATCAAAACCTTCAGGTCTTTCCATATTTTTTCTATCAGCTTTAAAATTATCTTTGTCAATACCTACGCTATCATCCCAAATAACCAAACTGGCTTCATCTTTTTTCTTACCTACAAACTCTAATGGCTCCCAGTCTCTAGGTAACTTATATTCTTTTTTAAATCGTGCTTTAAAAGACTTTAAATATTCGTTAGCTACTCTAGTATTTGTAGTTTGACCAGAGTTAAACCATATCTGAGCTCTTTTATTGTAAGCTTTAGCATCTTTAATAAAACCTTTACTTGATAACATTTTATTAAGCATTGCTGGTATATCTTTTTGTGCTACATTAAAACCGAAGTTATTATGTATGTCGTAGTATATATTATTTATCAAGGAGTCTTTATAATAGTTGTCGTTAACCCCTCTAAATTTTTGTTTATACTTTATACCCATTTTTAATAAATGTTTAGAAAATTTTCCTTTATCAAAGCCATTGTTTTCAAAAGCTTTTTGTATCATATCTAAATCTTTTTGTCTATTAGCAGGGTCTACCATAGGATGTTTTTTAACAAAGTACATTGCCGCTTTATCACCACGACCTCCAGTATAATAATAACCAGCTTGGTCTAAGTCTTTAGCTATTTTACTCTTAACCATACGTATAACATTTTTTGCTTTAGCTGGTTTACCATCAGGACCAATAGTTTTATCTAATGCGTTTTGTAATCTTCTTACATCTTTACCAGTAAACCCATATTCCTCACCTTTTCTAACAAAGAAGTCAGCTATCGTATAAAAGTTCTCTTGAGGTTTACCAAGCTTGGTATTTATATTATTAAAAATCTCTTGCATTTTAGGTGGTTCAAATAAAAGTTCTTTCTTCTCTCCTGTAGGACTAACTCCCTTATCTACAAAACCTACTTCACCATCTGCAAAAAATGTCTGTAAAACTAATCTTTTCTTCCTTGTTTGCTCAGCCCAGTTTCTCCACCAGTCTATTTCTTTTTGCTCTATGTTGTTTAGTTTATACTCTTTTTGTATAAAGTCAATCATTTCTTTAACAGCACCATCTTTAGGTCTAGCTATACCTTGTACAGTAGTGTGTAATTCATCCCACTTTTTAGCTATTTTTAAAGACTCTACTAACCTATCAGCCATAGTACTCTTACCAGTTCTTGGAGTAATGTATTTATCTACATATCCTTTACCTCCAGAAATTTTACCGGGTAAGTTATCAATTTGATTAATGTGCATATCAAGGTCTTGATACTCTTCACTATTAGGATTGTCTTTTATAATATCTTTTACTTTTTTTATATCTGATTTTAATACAGGGTCTATTAGCTCTCCTTCTGGGTTAAGCTCTGCACTATCAATATTTTTCTTAACCATCTCATCCATTGTTTTTTCAATGTCTTTTTGTGTTAAGCCTTCGTTCTTCATAGCTTGATTCTGTAACATTAAAGTAGCCGCTTTAACCTCAGAATCCGCACCAAACCAAGCATCAAAGTCTCTTTTTACAAACTTCTGCATTTCTGGTGTCCAAGTGTCATATTCAGGATGTAGCTCAGGGTCCGGTACTTTACCAAAAGATTCTTCGTAGCCATACTTATTCTTAATAGTGTCGTGTATAGCTTTTCTTGATAATCTTGTTTGTAACGGAGTGTCATTAAAACTAAAAGCGGCACCCATTACATATTCATAGATTTCTTGTTCAAGAGGTAATGGACCATTGTGCTGATATTCCGCTAGTTCTTTAGATACAATACCTGATACAGCCGCTCTAACAGAATAATCAAATAACTGACCACCAGTTAATGTTTTAAGCTTAGGCAATCCAGTAGAGGCGTCTAATTGAGTTGCTTGTAATTTCTTACCAAACCCCGGCATATTACCTAACGCTCTAAAACCACCACCATAAACACCACCCCAACCTACAGCTTCTAAAGCTCTAGGCATACCTTCATCTACTATCCCTCTCCAATCAGATACACCACTAGCTATACCAAGATGAAAAGCTCCTTGTAATACATCACCTATTTTATTTTCAGATGAAAAGATTTTAGCAATACTAGGAGCGTCTCTTTTTAATGTGGGATACGCTTTAGACATTGTTTGAGTAGCTTTGTTTGCTACTCTCATAGGAATTGATTTGTTTCGAGTAAATTTAGCTATAGCTTGTAAAGGCTTTATAAATTTTGAACCCGGTATATAGCCTAAGAAACCTGCTAAACTACCAAGTTGTCTAGCTATTTTTTCTGGAGTAGTGTCAGGTTCGTCATCTCCTTGTATTATATTAGCACTAAAACCTTCACCCCAGCCAGAAGCAAATTGTTTTAAGCTACCCATTATCATATTATCTTGATGTTCTTTAGAACGAGCAAAAGGAATACGATGATATTCTGCGTGTTTTTGCAGGTTCTCTATCTCTTTTTCATTACCTTCCCAAAGAGATGGTTGTAACCTATACTTAACTACAGATTCTCGAGTTTGTTCTTTATTGGCTTTAGGCTCCCAAGGTGCCTTTTGCATTGCCATATTTTAATTTATATCTTCTTTTAATATATTGTAAATGTCGTAAACATCTTTAGCTAAAAAAGCTCCTGTAACTACACTACCTATTCCATAGGTACCTACACTAAATAAAGAACCTAAAGCACCTTTTGCCATTAATCCAGCAAGATAAGCACTTCCCTTTTTCTTTACTATCTTATCCATTATATGCTTAGAACCTTTTTCTTTTACCAAGGTTTGTAATTGTTTAAGCATTCTTGGTGCCATCTCTGCACCCATTGCTGTACCTGCTATTTCACCTACTTCTTCACCGGTATCACCACCAATAGCTCCACCTATGGTTCCCATAGTTAAGCCACCCATTGTTGCCCCTGCTATTCCATATCCAAATAGTTTAAAACCTTTAATTTCTTTATTAGCAATTTTATCAAGTAAGCTATAACCACCTTGTGTTTCAGATATAACTTTAGCTAAGCCTTTTTTAGTAACTCTTTCACCTTTTTGCACCATAGAATTTATAGCATCATCTACTATTTTACCCTGTTTTTGACTCATTTCTCCTGTAGCTACCATAGTTTTAACTTGTGCTTTGTGCATAGCTAACTTTCTTTGAGGTATAACGTGGTCAGCTTCATCAAATAAACTTCCCTGTTTACCACCGCTAAATTTAACATCAGAAGATTTCTCTGGTGTCTTAATTCTTCTTAACTCATTGTTGTTTTGTATTGCTCGTTTTCTTATCTGTTCAGCAGTCATTCTATAAGGACTACCTACTGTCGGAGGTAATACTGAACTTACACCTTGACCCGGAACAACCTGCACAGCTACATTGCCTTTCATTTTAGGAGCTATATTTCTATTCTTTAAATTCTTTATTCTCTTAGCTTCTCTATCAGCACTGAATTTTTTATTATCAGAACCAACTCCTTTACCGCCAGAATCAGAATAGTTTTTCCAAGCGGCTTTAGCTTTAGCTTCTCCCTTGCCACCATACAATATATCTTTTTGCCACTCAGCAAATTCTTTTTTACTTGCATTAGGATTTAACCCTCTCCAAGCTTTACTAGATTCTTTAACGTGATTCTTCCAACTACCAGCATTAGCTACTTTTTTAATAGTTTCAGAAGATAAATTACCACCAAATATTTCTTTTAGAGCACCAAACTTTCCTCTTTTAGCCGCATACATAGCCGCACCAAAAACACCTACACCTGTTCCTACTTTTCCATAGTTTTCTTCCCACCAGTCTCCAACTTTATAGCTCTCATCTACATCGTACAATTCAGCAAGTCTAGAGTAAGTATCATCATCCAACATACCAAACAACTGATTTCTTTCACCATCTTCCATTCCTCTTAATTGTTTGTTAATTAATTCAGGTGCATCTTCACCATACTCATCTATTAACATAGTAAGTTTTCTTGAATTGTTTTTAGCTTCATTTGCTTTACCAACTTCAACAAACTGCTGGAATTGTGCAAAATTACCACCTACTTCAGCTTGATATTTTTTATATAAATCAGCCATTTTTGTTGGGTCACTAAATTTTTGTGATTCTTTTACAAGAGGGTCAGAGCTTTGACTATACAACATATCAGCATTACGATTAAACCAGTCTTCAGATTTTCTGTTAACACCCATAACCCTTTGCTGTTCTTTAAGGTTAGATATCTGATACTTACCCATAGCCTCTTGCATAGCGGCTTGTTTTCTTTGTATAGCTTTTGCCTGTAAATCTTCTTCAGGCATATCCGGGTTTAAGTATCCAGAAATCCTAGCTTGTTTAATCTCAGCCATTAGACTAATCCTCCGTTTTGGTATGCTCTAAGTTTACTTATAAAACCACCTTCTTGGAATTGCTGTAAGTCAGGTCTCATCATTCTATCGTCATATACTGCATCTGGTGGCGGAGGTGGTGGAGTTGCTTCAGGAGCAGGTAAGCCAACAGGTGCTCTATTTGCATTGTCAAAATACTTTTGCATTGCTCCCATAGTTTCTGGACCAAACTTTCCATCAACTGATATTCCACCTAATGCTTTTTGTACAGTCATTAATTGCTCAGGTTTTAAACTTTTTAAGCTATCCATATCTTTAACTTTATCAAGTATAGCGGCAGGTATTACTTTGCCATCTACTCCTTCCATTTCTACCCCACGCTTCCCTACTTCACCATCTTGAATATCTTTACTTACTTGGTCTTGAGGCATATCTGTTTCAGGTAGCTTTATATTATCAGCATCGTTTACATAACCTTGTTGTTTTGGTTTTGTTGCACCATCTTTACCAGTGTGAAATTGTACATCAGATTGTCCCATTGATGAAAAAGGCATATCTTCGTTAGCCATATCTACTACATTACCAGCAAAACTCATACCTTTACCAAGCCTTTGTAATAAACTACCTTTTTCTTTACCACTTGCTAAATCTTCATAAGATGCTTTATTATCAGTAAGTCCTTTGTATCCAGCTTGTAATGCTTTACCTGCCCCAACACCTGCACCAGCTATTCCTTGACCTATGCCAACAAGTCCACTTAAAGAATCTTTACCAAACTCTTTAGCACCTCTACCTATAGTAGTTGCAAGGTCAGCACTTCCTCCTCCAGCGTCTCTTATTTTTCTAGCTTCTGCTTCTCCTATAGGATTGCCTTCACTATCTGTAGAAGACATAATACTTTCTAGTTTACCTGCGGCTACTGGATTATCCATATACCTGTCTTTCATTCCTCCAAGCATATTACTAACACCAGATAGTAGCCCTCCTTCACCTGTTGCCGCTCCAGCCGCTTTACTTGCTAAAGCTGTTTTACCAGCACCTATCAACGAAGGGGCTAAAGCCATAGCTAAACCACCAAGTAAGTATCCCTGCTTACCATCTTTGGTTATATAGCCACCTCGTTGTACGTATTGTTTATAACTATCATCTTTAAAACCTTTAGCCATTCTACCTGCAAATAGTTGAGATTTTAACATTGCTTCTTTTAAAGGAGACTTTCTATTTTTTGGAGCACCTTTTACAGGAACAGGAGCTCTAAGTTTTGCTAGTCTCATATCTTCTTTTTCTTGATTTCTTTTATCAGCTAATTGCGTAGCATTTAATGGTCCGTCACCATACATCTTTTTATAGTCTCTACCCATCTTATCAATACGGGCACTATGACCAAGCTCGTCAAATTCTGCTAACATTTTATCATCAGCTCCAGCAGTTTGCATAACCGCTCTCATATTAAGCATACCCATAAGACCTTGAGTTTTTTCTATACCATCACCACCCATAACTCCTTGGACCATAGCCATAATATTATCTTTTTCTCCATACTTAACAGCGTTATTAGCTTGTTGAAGTATGTCTTCTCTCTTCATACCCGGACCATAATAAGAGTTAGGTGCTGATGCGTATAATTCTTGCCTATCTCGCTCTTGTCTTTCAGCTCTTTCTGCATCAGCTTTTCGTATCATCGTGTTTGTATATAGTTGGTTTCGTCTTTGAATATCTTCACTAGCTATCATATTATCTACGTTAGCTTCAGCTCTTGATTGCATTGTAGCGTTGTTATCCATCATTCTTTTTAAAGCTGGATTAGACCTCATATCGTCTGGGGTATAACCTAACTCATCTACCAAGTAATTAGCTTGAGCCATTTGAGTAGGGTCCATTTGAGGTGGCTGAACAGTGTTGCCTAAGCCTCCTGTTAATTCAGAAAAAGTTATCTTACCTTTATTCATTTTATTAAAAGTTTCAACTCCACCCGGATTATTCATAGCTACATCTCGTATAGCTTCTCTTCCTATATCTCCACCTAGACCTCTAGCTTGGTCAAATTGATTTCTTAAGTTAGCTTCTTGAAGAACTTTCTGGTCCATTTGTTGATTTTGAATCCTTGCTCTTCTGTCTTGCTGTGCATTGTTAACGGGCATACCTGTAAACTTAGCTTGAGCTGGTAAATTTTTAAGGTAATTGTCTGTTAAATTTTTACGTTCGTTTTTCTTATTAAATAATTGATAGTTTCTATCAGCATCACTATGAGAAATAGACTCTACGTTTATAGCGTCTAATCTTTTTAAACCAGATAAATACTTTTCTAAATTTTTATCCGCCATAAAGATACCCTCCCATTCTCATTTTAACTTTTCCTTTATCAAATCTAGGAGCTTTTTCATTATTAATTTCATCAAGATTTTCTTTACCTATGGCATTAACTGCATTTCTATTTAGTACATATTCGCCGGGTTCTAGTTTAGCATCTACTACATCACCGGGCAGTGGGCTGTATTGACCACCTTCTTGATATCTATTCATACCCTGTGCTTTCCTTTCTGCTGATGCTTTTCTTCCAAATTCCCTTCTCATTTCGTCATATCTATCTCTATCTACTTGATTAATTAAATCTTCGTTGCTTTCTTTAAAAATTTTACCTGACCTATGTCTACCATATAAATGCCCTGCTACGCCTAATAAAGCAGGACTAACACCTGTTGCCATACCTAATAAACCTGCACCAAGCTGTCCTTTAACTCCACCCATAAACTTTTCACCTTTCAGTCCTTGGTTGTATCTAAACATATGAAGTAAAAAACTACTGTCATCTGTAGGACCATTACCTACTGGTTTAGGATTTTCTGGGTCTTCTACTTCACCACCTGTATTATATCCTACTGCACCACCTTCTTGTAAAAAAGAACTTGCTCCACCTAAAGCCATTGCAGGGTTACCCATTAGTAATCCACCGCCAATTTTTAAAGCTCCACCAAGCATTGCACCTTTTCTAGCCTGTGCCCTTGCATCAACTTTTTTATTGTACTCTCTAGCAGATTCGCCCATATTAAAACCTGATTGTGCAATCTGACCTTGATTAGCTAAGACACCGCCCATTGTTCCAAGTGCACTTTCTTGCTGTTGAAACATTCCTTTTTGATATTGGTCCATAACTCCAGACTGAGCTTTTCTTGCCATATCTTGTTGTTGGAAAGCCATTGCCGCCGCTGGAGCACCACCCGCACTAGCCGCTCCTCTTTGTGCTAACCTAGCTGATTCAGCCGCATTGTCAGCACTACTACTTTCCATCATTGCTAACCTAGAACGATTTAACTCACTGTTAACATCCATTTGTTGCTCAGCAATACCCATCATTTTTTCGTAACCAGTATTGGTACCTGCCATTGCTTTATTATAACGACCTTGCTGTGCTTCAATGTCTATAGCATCTTGCTTACCAGACTTTTTATCTATCCAATCACTTAACCAACTCATATCTATACCTTATGTATCTATTTAATATAACTATTTTTTAAATTCAAAACCACTCACAGATGAATTACTTGACCTTATCCAACCCTTAACGCTTTTTATCTCCACATAAGGCGTATCTTTATCTATAATTACTCTTATAGAACCAACTTTACCACTACTAGATGTTTTATCTTCACCCTGTATTAGCTCTTTTAACTCATCAATTTTGTTTGTTACTTCTTGCCCAAAAAACTTATCAGTATCACCTTTAAATATTCCAGAAGGTTTACCAATAGCTTTTGATTTTTTAATAATCTTTTTAATTTTCATTATTTAGGTCTCTTAGGTTTGTAAATTACCGATGTTGCTTTAGCTCTGACATCACGATTAGTATTACTACCAGCTATCTTTAACTTTACCCAATGCAGTTTCCCATTATCTACATTAGCTAATTTAATAGCTGTATTAGTACTGCCAGAAAAACTACTACTTACATCTTGACCACTTTGCCAAGCTGAATTGTTTTCTGGAACTTTGTATTGTAAACTAATATTAGCTCTGTCAGAGCCTTCTACTTTTATGTTCCTGACTTTCTTGTCAACCATAGTCTCACCCATACCCAGTTTCTTTGAGTGCCACTCCCAATCGGCTCTTTCACTAGTCCTACTTAAATATTTTTGTATCTTGTTATTATCTAATAATAATACAGTATGTCCATCTTTTGTTAATAATGTGTCTTTTACTTTTCCATCAGTTTGCCAAAGGTCCCATCTCCTTTTACCAAGTGAATATGCCCAGCATAAGTTATATGCAGTACCGCTTATTGTTCTTGTAAAAAATAATAGTATTGATTTTCTTTTAGCATCATAACCAAATCTTACATTGTCTTTTTCTTCGTTAGTTAAATTTAACCAACCGTAATCATCTACATTTAATATTGGTCCTCCTATAGGACTAACTTGAGGTGTAGATATATAAATATTTCTGTAATCTGCCCATATAAACCCAGCATCAGTAACCATTTTAGTTTGAGTGTTTATACAACCAATACCCTCTACAGTATCTTCAGTATATAAAGTTTCAGGATTTACCATAGCCATTTGATTATTACTAAAAGCAAAAAGTTTACCTTGAAAACCCTGTAAAGCTATAGGTACAAAAGGTAGTTGTAAAAAATCTTTAGACCAATCAAATACAGAATACTTAGCAGGTTGAGACCTGAATACATAATTACTAGCATCTTCTACTTCTGAGTGGCTACAATTACCAACAAACATATACCCATTAAGCTGAGCATTACAGCTATAATTTATATGTAGATTGTACATATTCTCACTAAGTCCATTAATAGCTTCGTATGTAGCTTCAGCGTCTCCTGTGTCAATTACATCAAACTCAAAATAACCTGTAGTTGCATTCCATCCAAAAGATTTTAAAGAAACTTCTTGTATAAATCTATATTGACTTTGTGGGTCAGTAGAACCATCTGTAAGAGATATAGCTCTATAAACTGCAACTCCTGTAACCCTAGATGGTATTTCAAATCCACCTTTAATTTGTACAGTTACTTTTAAATGTGTTCCAACATCCTTAGCACTTGCTAATTCAACAGCAGGGTCTCCTCCATCAGTTGTCTCATCATCAGGGTCATTATCATCACCAGCAGGACCTGCCGATGTTGTAGATATAAATGCAGTTTCTTGATATCCATCTAATACTAAAGAGGCTCTATAAAAAGCAGTGTTAACTCCTAGTGGTCCAGCCCAATCAGTTCCTGTCACTGTTACTGGTGTAGTTATGTTAAAATAATTACCACCACCTGAACTAAATAAATTAGTAGTAGTCCCTCCATTCCTAGCTATCATTTTAAAAAAAGCTATATCTTGAAAAGCATCATTTTTTACAGCGTAAGCATAATCAGCTACATCATCATTTGGATGCCATACAGTAGTAGCTCCATCTTTCCAATCTGTACTAGGTGCCCACCAATTAGTCTCTGTTAATCTGTAACCATTTTTATCGTCTCCAGTAGAACCAATTATAGGAAGGTATTGAGTTTTCTGTGCTAAATCAGCATTAGCATTAGTTCCAGTACTAATCGCATAGAAATAAGTAGAACTTTGCTTATAGTCTGTTACATAGTCAGGTTGAGCTAAACCTTTTTCCCAAGAAGTATAAGCATTATACGGATGGTCAGTAGTTTGCTTGTTCCAATCGTTTGGAAATATATCTACAGTAGGATGAGAACCAGTTGTAGTTTGTAAATTCATAGGTCTAGAAGCTTCATCTCCAAATCTATACAAGCCGTATTGCCTATTCCCTCTTCTTATGTAAGTCATAACAGCTCTTCTTCGAAGAGTGCCTTCTGTTAAAATATTGAACCTTCCGTTTAAACCAAACAATGGCTCATTGCTAGGACAAGCATCTAAATTTAGGCTTCCTATAGTGCTATCTTGATAAGGTGTAAGCTCACTTATATTAGCGTTGTCAGCTACGTTAGGTAAATTGCTTTTTAGTTGCACTGATAACTCTCTACTATCTTCCCAATCTACAGTGTGACTTAACATCTTAAACACTTGAGGTCCTTCAACAGTGCTTATAGGTATAAAGTTTGTTACCCATCTTAAAGGTCTGGCTTCTTGTTTTTTTAGGTAATCATTTACGACTACTTTTGCATCTGATTCTGAAACCTCTCCGTCTCTTCCATCAAGATATACTGGACCAAATAAATCAGCATAATGATAACCTGTATGACTTGCCGCTTCCCATTGCGTAATTACTTGTTCTGCATAACTTGCTGTATAGGCACCGCCTAAAATTCCACTACCTTGATTAGCGTATATAGGTGATGTAAACTCACAGGTATATCCTATTATAGGATTTTGACCTTGGTTATCATATCCACAAAACTCTAAAGAATGTAAATTAGGTACGTTTTCAATACCCCATAAGCCTCTTGGTAAAGCACCAGCATCTATAGATACAAATTGAAATTTTTTAATTTTATCGTCTAAAGGATTGTTTGGTTGACTAGCACCCCAAGTACCATAAACACTTACTGCGTCTACAGTATCTAATGTACTATTATCTCCGTTAACAAAAACCCAGTACCATCCCGGAGGTCTACTATATTGCTGACCATCAAGAGCGTCATAAGGTTGCATATTCTGCCAGTTTTCTGAATCTCCAACTTGACCTGAAGTAGATACAGTGTTTGGAGTTATGTTGTCCCAACTACCGGTTGCTACATTACCTTGTAAATAATCAGAGCCTACATCCATAGATGTTTTCCAAAGCCACTCATAAGAAGGATAATAAGAATCACTCCAATGAGCGTAGCAATCTCTAGCACCACTTATAACAAGAGTCCAATTAGTTCCTCCTGATATAGCTGAACTATAACTACTATGTCCCGGAGCTTTGTCGGGTATTAAAAGAATATCGTGTATTTTAGTTAACCCAGAATTATTTGAATCACCACTTCCACCAGCGTGAGAAACTGGATTGGTTATTCCGATAGTACAAATTCTATTAGGTGATTGCCCTACTAAAGTACCACTTCCAGAAGTATTAAGGTCGTATATGTCTACTTCAGCTATATATAAAGATGTATTAGTAGACTCCCTTACAATCATAAAGCCATCTGTATATTTATTACTATCAAAGATTCCTAAATATTTTTTAACAATGTAAGGTTGAGATTCAACAGTAACTTCAAATTGTCTATCAAGATTTCGATTATATACAAAAAATTTATTAGTATCTGTATCTTCTTTTAACCCAACAATAATTCTTGCATTTTTAGTAGCCTCTCCACCACCGCCTCTTAAAGCTATTGATTTATAAAAAGCATTTCTATCTGGAGTTTCTATAGAAGAAACAAGTACATCCATAGCTGGTTGAGATTTTAATTGCAACTCAGGTGTTTCTCCTGACATCCCTCCATTTTTATTATAACCAAGCCATCTAGCAGGTCTGTCTTTTCCCTTAGCTACATATATTTCTTTATTCTTAGTTTCAAAATCTAATCTACTATTAGATACAGGTCCTATATTAGTTTGAGCATTTAATATAGTAGGATTTTCTCCATCAATATTTTCAACAACACTTACATTTCCTGTGCCGTCAATAGCTAATAGATTTCTACTATCATCTATATCAATACCTTGTAAGTATTCTAAGTCACTACCTAAGTTTTCAAAAGTGTAATCTGCATAAGCAATAAAACACCACTTATCTCCTGTGGTATAAGTACTAGCATTATCTCTAGTAAACATTACACTAATTCCATTTCGTAGTGTATAGTTAGTATTTACTACTACAGTATCACCATACTCACTAACATCGCCATCCTTATCATACCAAGCTGACCATTCTGTAGCAACTTTTAAATTGCTTTGAGATGTGCCAAATATTGACAATGCAGTACCTGCGTTAGCAAGTGCTAAAGTAGAAGCTACAGAAAAAGTAGTGTCTGTAAGTTTTATAAAATAGTAAGTAAAATTGTTTTGCAATCCTTGTGTGCCCGGATTAGAGGGGCTTGTAAAGATAAAATTACTTAAACTCACTGTTTGACCAGTTACAATATTATGATTACTAGAAGTAGTAAATTTATTATTTGATATATCGCTTGTAACGTTTGATATTACAGTAGGTGTTTCACCTTTATATCTCCATAACCATTTATTACTAGACCTAACTTTTACTTCAAAATATTCATTTTGAGTACCTGTAAAGTTACCAGTTATAGCTAAGTAACTTTTATTGTTAGGATTAACTGCTCCAGTAAAAGCCATTAGTTAAGCTGATGTTGGTCTGGTTTAGCTGTTGTAACAACTGAAGATGAAGGATAAGAATAAGTAGTAGGTCTATTGTAACTAGTTAATTCTATTGTTGCTGTAAAACCTGTCTTTTTTAAATAGTTACTCTTAGGAACTCCTCTTAACTCCCCACTTGTTAAAGGGTCTATGTTAAGACTATAAGTAGCGGCATTTGTAGGTAGGTCTAATTCATCTTCAGGCGAAGACATTATCCCTCTATCAAAGTTTGCAATTTCAAATATTCTTTTAGGCATATTAATTCCCGTCTATAGTTTTGCCCCAGAGTGAGGTGACACCATCCAATATATTAACAACGTGAACTGTAAATCTATCGTCTGTATAGTAATCAACCACTGCAAAAGCGTGTTGCCAATTAGTTTTTCTATTTCCAAGCCATCCGTTAGCTTCATCTGACATATCCTTTAAACATCCAATACTCCAAGCTGACTTAGGTCCATCAACGTGCGTAACACTAGCCATTTGTAAATCGTGATGATGTCCATACATAACATTACATCCCAACCTTATTAAATGATTTCTTGCGTGTGCTACTCCTGCGTAATGATTTCCGTGATAAAAATGTAGATGACCTATCTTTAAGTATTTCCCGTTTGGATAATACTCGTATCCTCTTTTTTCTAAGAGCAAAGCTTCTTTTACGGAAAGCCCTTGAAGATACGGATTCTCTTCTGAGAAGGAGTTTAGCCATTGTTCGTGATTCCCTTCAACAAAATATCTTTCTTTACAGTTAGCATAATCAAGTGCTTCGTCAATTTGGTCCATTCCTTTATTGACGTTCTTAATGTCTTCGTAGACCCTTGGTAATTGATACTCCAAAGGGGGGCGTTTCTTTTTCTTCCACTGGAAATGGCTGACGGAACCCCACTCTCCTGTGTCTCCCAAGTCAACATAAAAATCTGGTTTAACTCTTTTAATCGCTTCACAAACAACATTAATTGCTGGTTGGTCGTGAAGAGGGAAGTGCTTATCTGGTGTAACAATTCCTCTTTTAACAACTTTTTCATCTAATTTGGTAGTTCTTCGCATATGTTTTCTAGACCTCCTAAATCTATCCATAACTCGGATGCTATTTTTAAGTACTTCATTGTTGTAACTTTTGTGTATTTAAGGTATCTTTCTTCACATCGGTTACACTCCCAATATAAGACACCCTTCTTAGCTCCAATTAATTCTATGCCTACAATATGTGTATGACCACAGCAATTACATTCTTCAGGAGCTTGTTTAAATCGTTTAGTTCCTCTGAACTCTAATTTATCAAAAATCTTTTTAGGTGTATTTTTATTAGACAGATGTCGCTCTTCTATACCAACCATACCAATATTTACCTAATTTAGGTTTTCTGTTTACCAAGTCTGCGTAGTACTTAACCCTATAGCTACGTAGCCTTTCTGGCTCTAAACCTGACTTAAGGGCATTACTTATCGTCTTTGGTCCAATACCGCCATCTACCTCTGTTTTTACGCCTTTAGCACTAATAGCTTCTTGTAGTATCTTTACGGCTCTTGACTTTCCCATATTAACTACCATATCAAAATAAATCATTCGCAATTCTTCAGGTACTTTAGATACTTTGGCTTTTAACCAATAGTCTTTAAAGTAAATATCAGATGCGTCTTTTTCAGTAAGGTCTTTAATATTAAGAAAAGGATAAGCTTTTTTACTTATCCCATACTTAGTCTCACCACCCGGGTCAACAGGGTCGTTTACATATCCACCTTCGTGCTTTAATATAATTCTTACGGCATCATCAAACTTTGTTATTTGCATTTGCAATTCCACTTACGTAGAGCTTTGTTTATTCTGCTATCAGGGTCTCTAGCTGTTTTAGCACTTGTTAGTCTTTTTTTCATACCACACATTCTAGCACAAAAACTAGCTCTTCTTGCCTTAGCTTTTCCTTTTGGATTTTTTTGAGTGACAGGGGCTTTTAAATTCCCTTTTTTATAAGAAGCTCTTCCTTTAGCGTTCAAACCACCGCTTTCAGATTTACCTTCTTTTCTAGTCCACGCTTCTGCCATTATCTTTTTATCCTTTTAACTTTTCCATTATGTGTTCTTGCATAAATATAATTCTTAGTTTTTCTTATTATAGTACCAGAATATCTTTTACCGCCCCACATCCAGCTTACTTTAGCCATTACTTTTTAAACATTCCCTCAATAATATCAGTTACTACATCAACACATTTCTCAAAAAAAATCTGTTCTTTGTCTTCTGATACGAAAGGTATATCAATCTTTTTATTAATAGCAGTTGCAATTTTAGAAGCCATATCTTCGCTTCCTAACTCATCCATCATTTTATCTTTCATAGCGTCAGCTTGTTTTTCAGCTAACTCTAACATCATTCCTTTTATATCCATTACTTACTCTCCTTTATTCTCTTTGTTTTTAAATATAAATAATAAATTTGTACTCCAAACATAACGCACATCAGTATACCTGATAATACATCTGTCCAATAAACAAACCCTAAGCTTGTTGTCATCCCGGTTACTCTTAAACTGTCCATCATTTATGTCCATTTACTCTTGATAAAGAGCCCTTTATTTCTGATAGTTGATTGTCAGCATCGTTTATCTCTTTTGTAATGGCATCAAACTTTCTATCAAGCTTGTCATCTGATTTATTCCACCTAGCTATAAGTTTAATAATCATACCTTCCATATTCTCAAGAGTTTCACTTTGCCCTCTATTTTCGATTTTCAAAGTTTCTAACGCCTCAGCCTGTTCGGTTGCTCGTCTATTCATACTATATACCATATAAACAAACATAGCTCCGACTACGCCTATCATTCCCGCTTCTGAATATACCGCTAAAAAGTCCATAAGTGCCTATTTTATTTCCTCTTCTTACCCCATTTAAGTGGATTGAGTTCAAGTGATTGTTTATACCACTTATGAATTTCATCCATTTCCGCTTCGTGTTTACTTTCTAATTTACTGACTCTAAGATTAACTTCCTCCAACTCTCTTGTAATATTTCCAAGTTGTGTT